GCGGCGCAAGCTGCTATAGAAAGATAGGCTGTTAAAAACTGCAAGTCTTAAATATCAATATATAAGGCTGATAGACGGGTTGAGTCTTGTTTATCAGCCTTATATTTTTATGTCATTATTAGCGTAAAATGATCTGAATGATATGTAATGTTTACACTTTGTTTGCTATATTTGCACATGGCGTTTACACCGTGTTTACACCATAAATTTAATGTATAAAGTGTTGATATATGGCAACTTTTAAGATTTGTGTTAGAAAGCAGCGTTCTGATGGCTTCTATCCTGTTTACATCAGAGTAACCCATAACCGTAAATCCTCTTATATAAAAATGGATAAAATGGTTGATAAAAAAGGGTTGACTCGCACGGGGGAGGTGAAAGATCCTTTTGTCGTATCCTTCTGTTCAGATGTAATCATGCGATATGTGGAGAGAGCAAACAAAGAGGATATATCGCAATGGGATGTAAAAACCCTAGTGGAATATCTGGAAAAAGCGGATGAGGATATCTGTTTTTCTGATTATGCGAGAAAGTATAAACGGGAAATGGAAACAGTTAGAGGCATGGCCCGTAACGCCAAGAATTATGAGTTGGCCTATTGTCATCTTGAGAGATTTGCGGGAACTAGCAAGTTGATGTTTTCCCGGTTTACCACGAAATTCATAAATGACTGGATAAAAACCTTATTGCCAACGGCAAGGGCGAAAGAAATGTATCCTGTTAATGTTCGCCAGATTTTTAAAGCTGCAATAAATGAGTTCAACGATTACGATATGGGCATAATCAGGATCAAGACTAATCCTTGGCTAAAGGTAAAAATCCCCAATGCGGACACCCCCGATCACAGGGCCTTGGATGCGGACTTCGTTCGTGAGTTTTTCGCGACACCCATACCTCCGACAAAGATGATATTATCACTTCCAGAGTTGGCTAGGGATGTAGCCTTGATGGTCTTTTGCTTGGCAGGAATTAATACCGTAGACCTTTTTAGGGCAAAGAAGTCCAATTTGAAAGGCTGGACATTCTGTTATAATAGGGCTAAGACCCAAAAATTCAGAAGGGATAAGGCGTATATGGAGATTATTGTTCCGGATATTCTCCGTCCTGTCATGGAAAAATACTTTACACCGGATGATGATGAGTTTTTGTTTAATTTCCATAAGACCTATCGTGATGACGATTCTTTCAACGCAAATATGAACTCTGGATTGAAACGTATTTGCAAACATGGCGGTCTCAATGCTATATGTATGTATAATTTCCGGCATTCATGGGGAACCATAGCGAGAAACGATATAAAAGCCTCAATGTATGACGTGGCTTTCTGCATGAATCATTCAAGCGCTCATAAGACTACAGAGATATATGTAAGACCGGATTACTCTATAGTCTCTGAGATAAACAATAAGGTTATTGATTTTGTATTTAACCAAAAAAAGGAAGAAATGGTATATGAGGATCCTGTGAAATATTACCCTGATGATCAGATGAAAATATCTTTTAGACAGATGATTAAAGGCAGTGTCATATATCAAGGCAAGGAGATATTCTCATTTACGGATATAGGATATAATAACATTGACGAAATAATAAAAAAGCTAGCGGGGCATGTCCCGTCGTTTGTTCCAGATGGAGCCAAGGTTGATTTTAGGATAGACAATTTAGATAAAGGCGAATACCGGATATTTATGAGACAAAAAGGAAAAGGCTTTTGATACTTATAAGACAAATAGACCAATAAAAAACGCCCGTGTCAGAAAAAACACGGGCGTTATACTTTTTGGATGCGACAAATAGGACTATTTTGTCCTTTCTAGTAAGAGTTTAGATACACGTACTTGTAACTGCTGCAACTCAAGATTGCTCAACCCTTCAAGATCTACATTTGCAATCTTTATTTTCTTATTGTTCTCGTCAAAGGAATTTTTCCTCTCCTCGAAAAGGGCGGTTACTAACTCGTCTATTTGATCTTTGATTTTCTCTCCTTTTAACTTGTAATCCGTTGTTCTTGCCATGATATTAGTTATTTAGTTAAACACTATACAAATTTAGGGAATATCCACGATACAATGATTGTCATTCCTTATTTTCTTTCTCTTTTTCCTCCAAGACCTTTTTAAGTTGATAGAGGCTTATGATATCATATTCAAATGTGGGATTTTCCCAGTTTCTTCGGACGGAGTTTGTCTGTACAGCAATGAATTTATGGAGGTCAAATATGTATTGACACGGGCTTAGTCTGATTTCGTTAAATGTGATCTCGTAGTTGTCGAACCACTCCAAAAGTTGTTTTAGTTCCTCGTTCATGGTTATACAATAAAATTTGTTCTCGCAAATATACCAATAATGCCTATATGACCGGACCTAACTATGTACGAATGATTCGTAGATGATAGAAAACAGTATAGAATAGTTGATTTTTTGGTGTCCGATGGGAGATAATGATCAAAGTAACAAACACGAGTCACTTTATTTATCTCTTTTGCGAGAAAAGACAAGATTATGATCGGATCTATAGTTGGAGCCGCCAGTTCCTTGGCGAGTGGCATTGCCGGGGGAATAAAGGCAAGGAAGGCGGCTAGAAAAGCGAACGCCGTGTTGGATAAACAGGCAAAGGAGAATGAGGATTGGTTTAACCGTAGGTATAACGAGGATTATACCCAAAGCGCGGAGGCGCAAGCCGCCTTGACCAAGGCAAGGGAATTAGCGGATGAGCAGTATCGTAAGGCTTCTGGTACCGCCGCGGTCGTAGGGGCTACGGATGAGTCCGTAGCGCAGGCCAAGAAAGCGGCGGGCGAGGTGATATCCGATACCGCCAGTGGTATAGCCACTAACGCTACAGCACGGAAGGATGCCGTGGAATCCCAATATCTCAACACCAAGAATAATATCAGTAACCAAAGGCTGTCTATCTATAATCAACAGGCGGCAAACGCCACGCAAGCGGCTAATCAAGGATTACAGGCAGGGATGGGCCTCGTTGGGGCTGATGCGCAAGCCCATCTTGACAAGGGTAAGGGATTATTCGAGTCTATATTCAAAAAGTAACAACCATGACATTAGAAGAAAGATATAATAGGAAAAGGACCCCGGTCGTTCAGAGGCCGGAATTGTCCACTACGCCATTGGTTGAGCCGGAGGTTGCCGGAAGCCAGAACCCTATAGCTCCAACCGTGGATAATACGGATGAGACCGCTCCGCAAGCGAGCGTTGTCGAGCCTCAAATGAACGATTACCAATGGAACCAAAGGCTTTATGAGACGCTCTTTCAAAAGCCGATAAGTCAAGAGGAGGAGGAGAGAAGAAAACGGGCCGCTTCCGTAGCTACTGGAATCGGGCATCTAGGCAATGTGTTGTCTTCCTTCTCCAATTTGGCATTCGCGGGAGAGGCACCTTCGCAGAAACTACCCACCGTAGCTGATCCTAAACTACAATCCTATTCTGACAGGTTGGAGGCTATCAGGCAAAGATACGGGGCCGGGTATCTGGCCGCAAGGCAAAACGACATCAATAATTATCAAAGGGCATTGCAGCTTTATAGACAAGATCAGGCGAGAAAAGCCCAAAATGATTTGGCAAAAGCCAAGATCGCGCAAAGTGCCGCTCAATTCGCAATAAAGAATGACAGGGAGGAGCGGAAGATGAAACAGGATGCCGCATATAAAGAGAGAGAGTTGGGTATAAGGCAATCCAATCTCCGTAGTCTTGAGCAATATCGTACCGCTAAAGCTAATGGCTCTGGGGCGGATAAGTCTATTGACATCATCGGCAGAAACGGTAAACGTTTCACTTTGTCCAGTAAGGATAAAGATGGGGTTATCGCTTATATGTATAAGAGGATGTTGGAGTATGCGGAAGATCATCCAAAAGAGAATAAGAGTATATCGGATATATCGTGGCAGTTTGGTGAAGGTGGAGACCAAAAGACCAAACAAGCCGCTATTGTCATGAGTAATATTCAGAATTTCCCGGAATTATACGATGAGTTTGATCAGATAATTGGATCGGGAGGTTCTTCTACTAGTACTAACAAGAAAAGTATAGGTTGGGATAATAATTCGAGTTCTAAAAATGTAGGTTGGTAAAATTATGGAAGTGAACAATACCAGAAAATTATATGACGCTTTAAAAAGCGATGGATATACTGATTTGGGCGATTTTTCCTCTTTTGAGGGGAAATTGAAAGACTCAGGTAAGCGTGAAATGCTTTATGATGTCTTGAAAAAAGATGGATGGCAAGATTTAGGAGATTTCTCCCAATTCGAGAGTAAATTAGGCTATGCTCCAATTAATAACGAGAATATTAAAGAGACAGACTATGTTTCCCAATCAAGTGTTAATCCTCCTCCTATATCCCTAAGACAAGAGGTTGATATTCCCAAATCAGATCAATCCGAGTATGTTAATCCATGGGATAATTCTGCCGATTATAATTTTGAGTCCTTGCGTAAAAAAGGAAAGATTGAGACCGCTACTCCTCCACCTCCTACGGAGTATGAGAAGGATTCTTCTTTTATGAATACTTGGGCTGGAGACGCTATACAGAAGCTAAACGCAGGAGGAGCCGATCTTGGTGCCGGTATCTTTGGGGTATTGGATAAGGTGTCCAAAGGACTGGAATCCGCAACGGGAGGACTGATCCCACGTGGCGGGGCATTCAAGGATATCTCAGATAGATTTAAGGCTGATGCGGAGTTTTCCCGGGCAAGGTCAAACAGATACAATGGCAAGGATTTCACCGATCTGTGGAAAGAAGGGAATTATATGGGTGCCATAGGCGATATAGCCTTGCAAGGCGTAGAGTCGCTTCCGATGTCAATCGGGGCCATGGCCGCAACAATGGCCGGAGCTCCAGCGGCCGGACTCGCAGGTATAGGATCAATAGTGGCTAGCCAGAAATATGATGATCTTGACCAGAATAACCCAAACATGGGAGAGTTCGCAAAGGTATCTAACGCTATTCTTACTGGTACGGCAGAATCCTTGTCTGAGATGCTGGGCGCTGGCGTATCCAAGGCTTGGATGTCAACCTTATTCAAGACGCTAGGAAAGGAAAAGGCACAAGAGGCTATCAAGCGTGGCATAATGGGTAAGATGCAAGAGTTCTATAAAAAATTCGGTATGTTTTTCGAGCCTGTAAATGAAGGTATCGAAGAGGTATCTTCCACGCTAGCGGAGAATATAACGGATAAGATAACAGGCGCGGATCCGGAAAGGGATTTGACCGATGGTGTATTGCAGAGCTTTGTCTATGGTATGGGAGGCGGCGCTTATTTTACTGGGGCCGGAGCGTTGGCTAAAGGTGCGCAATACGTAGCGGATAAAATAGGAGGCAAACAGGCTCAGCAGCCTATCTCCGATTCAAATGTAACAGATCAAGGCGTTGAAACTCCTCCTCTATTAACTAAGTCTAGGTTTGCCGAGGCAGAGGAAGAAGGTCGAAATATGACTGATCCGGGCGATATACGGACGGCGAGCAAAAAGATGGAAGAGACAAGGCTTTCCCTATCTGGAATGGTTCCGGGGTTGGCTAGTACGATAGAAAGCTATGTGGATGATGGAGCTAGCGAGGCCCAAGTGATGAGTCTTCTTGATGGAGTTAATGCGGATGCCCGTCCGTTAGCCGAGGATTTCTACGCTGATTATCTCAGGATATCCGGTTTGCAGGATCGTATAGGCGAGGAAATAGACAATGAGGTTGAAACTTACGTTGCCAATAATATTACTCCTTATGTTACCACGAATCCTGATGGTCAGTCTATCGTTACCACAGCTACGCTTAGCGAGGGAAATGAGGAAAGACCTGTGTACGTTAGGAGTATCGAGGGAGATAAGGCCGTTATTTCCGATAACGGACAGGATCGGATGGTCTCGGTGAAAAGGTTGAGCGATATAGTAGAGCAAGATGCCGGTCATATGAGACGGACCTATGAGGATCAATTATTGGCTACCCGCCAGTCCGAGCTTGACATGACCATGCATCATAATCCCAAGACGCAATTACCAAAGCCGGGGTTGATCATATGGAACGGGGATAATGCGTTTATCCTTCAAGGACAAGATGAGAACGGTGATTGGATCGCTCAACCTGCGGCTTATGATAGAGAAACCGGGCAGGTGACAGCCAAGAATGGCTCTTCCCCCGCAATGCCTATAACAGAGAATGAGATTCTTGATCTTCAAGATGCCATATATGACGCTCAACAAGTTAATGTGGTGTCGCCAGAGAATGATAATGTAGCAAGTGCTGATGCCGAGATAACCTCTGCACCTCCTGTGGAAGATGCGATCAACCAGCCAACGAGTGAGATTGAGACGGAAGGTGCCATTGATCAGATAGCACAACCTAGCAATGTAGAGAATCCCTCCATGGTCATGCGAGAAGATGGTACGCCAGATTTCGTATCGTCTGGTACGGATATGACCTTGGATTTCCTCCATGATAAATATGGCGATAAGATGCCAAGGAAGATCGAGGTGACGAGAAAGTCTTTCGATGAAAGCCTTAAAAAAGCGTCCGATGCCTTGGAAAAGGCGCAAGAGGCATACGATGACGCCCCTATCGGAAAAGAGGATAAGGCCGAGGCCGCATTGATAAAAGCCCAAAAAGAATATGAGGCGATCAAGGTCGAGGCTGATTTCTGGGCTAATCTTGATGATGATATCAAGGAGGCCAGCAAGAAGCCGGGTGATGTCATAGCAAAGGAGATCTCCGTGATGGGTGATCCTATGAGCGGAGAGGAGCTTGCGGCCATGATGCTGGCTAATGGGGCGATCAAATTGACACGTGACAGTTACAAGAAAGAGACCGGTGCCGGGAATAATGAGACTGCAAGAATGTTCGGATTGTTCGCCTCTCCGGAGAAAGGCGGTGTTAATATAGAGAGGGCAGGTGAGATATTGGAGCTTGCCGATAGGGAGAATGGCACTAACTTCTTCGATGAGAACGATACGAACGCCGGAAGGGACGCTATCATAGAGGTCTTGTCTTCCGCTCGTACACGTGGAGACTTGATCGATTATGTCAAGAGGAACCGTGAGGCGATCGCTGAGCGTGAGAGACAGGCCGAGTACAACGCTTACGCTGAGTGGTGCGAGGAGAATTATCATATGTCCCCGGAAGAATACGAGGCGTATGAGGAAAGCATGGCACGTGATTTCTCGGAGAAACAATTGACTGATGAGGAGCGAGGCGAGCTTGATTCGCAAATCGTGGATGAAATACAGGCCATAATTGACGAACAAAATGAAATAGACGCTATCTTAGCGCAAAATAAACCGATAGAAAATGAAAACATTGAAGGAAATGACGAAAGCGGAGGCGATGGCTTACGCGAGGGAGGCGGCGAGGTACTGCCAAGAGAACAACTTGATCAGACCGGGGGAACTGGAGAGGTTGAGGGAAGAAAATCGGTTGGCCCCGACATTGATCGCACGGATGGAGCTGCACAAGAAGGCGCACCCGAAGAAGTAGATAGACAAGGTAATCCTATAGACTCCGAAGGGAATCTTATTATCGAGGATGTAAGTAGCGTATCTGATATAACAGATGAGGACTTCATTAATCCTAAACGCTCTATAGGATTACCACCAATACCTCAAAACGTCTCAGAGGCCATTGCCTCTGATGGTAAAAAGGTAATAATAAAGAGGAATATTTTTGAGAAAAACGCTAAAAAACATGCGTTTGATCCTCAATCAAGCCGTGATATACTGGAAGCCGCCTTGTATAATACGGATATAGTCGGACAATCCCAACCTTTGACACGAAAAAACCATTGGGTGGCTGTAAAATTGGACGATAAAAGTCCTATAGTCGTACTGGAGGTAAATCACAACAAGGATAACGTGGAGATTGTCGGCTGGTATACATTGGATAACAGGAATCTTGACAGGATTAAAAGACAAGCTGAACGTGAGGGCGGCGAACTCCTCATACTGACCCCAAAAGGGGCGGCGGCAAGCCTTTCCACTCTTCCGGACAACTCGTCTTCTACCGACAAAGGTAGTATATCCTCTTCTGAAAACCAAGCGAATGAGGTTAAATCTTTTGTCGCTCCTTCTCCAAAGGAGAATGAGACCCCATTGGACTATGCCGAACGCATAGTTGAGGCTAAGAGATTGCACGAAGAGGAGCTAAAGGTTGATACCAATCCAACAGAGGCGCAGAAAGAGGCCGGCAATTACAAGAAAGGCCATATAAAGATAAACGGTTTCGATGTCACCATAGAGCAGCCCGCCGGTTCCGTCCGTTCCGGTAAGGACGCTAATGGAAAAGAGTGGTCTGTTACCATGAACAACACTTACGGTTACATTCGAGGTACTGAAAGTGTGGATGGTGATCATATAGACGTATTCCTAGGTCCGGATATGAATAGTGACATGGTGTATGTCGTGGATCAGGTGAATACTGATGGCTCATTCGATGAGCATAAGGTTATGATGGGATTCCCTTCATTGGAAGACGCTAGGTCAGCTTACTTCTCAAACTATGAGGACGGTTGGCAAGGGTTAGGTAACATTACCGGGGTAGCGTTGGATGAGTTCAAGAAATGGATTGATTCCTCGACTCGCAAAACAAAGCCCTTCTATGAGTATAAGGGAATTAAACAGGAGGAAGGCGATATTTCTAAAAATAATGATTCTGATAATTATAGCATTGTTCCCTCCCAATATACTACCAAGAAAGGAAAAGTTCTTGATATGCGGTTATTGAAGTTCGGTAATGAATTATCGAAGGAACAGCAACGTGCCGCCAAAGAGCTGGCCAAGGCTGAAAAGGGTTGGTATGACAGGGAACAGCGAGGTTTCATGATGCGTAGCGATGAAAGCGCAAGGCGGTTGGCCGATACCATTCTTGGCGATACCGATGCCGTAAGCGATGCGCAACCTATTTCTCTTGAAGACACACGCAGGGTTGTAGAGCCTCAAAAGGTAAATGTAGAAAACCTTATTGGTGATATCAACGATAAGGGCAAAGCCAAATTGAGCGATCGTACCGTTACCCCTAGCGGTAACCGCCTTGTTACCGATGAACGGTATGCGGAACTCCGTGAGCGCATGCGCAGGAAACTAGGCGGTCAAATGAATATGGGTGTTGATCCTGAGATATTGGCGATAGGTACTGAAATGGCGGTTTATCATATAGAGAAAGGATTGCGTAAGTTCTCTGATTACTCAAAGGCAATGATCGATGATCTAGGTGACGCTATACGACCGTATCTTAAAGCATTCTACAATGGAGCGAGGGATTTGCCCGAAGTAGGAGATAACGGATGGGATAAGGATATGACCGCTTATGAGGATGTCCGTTCATTTGATGTAGCTAATTTTGATAAGCCTGTCCCGGATATAATGGATGCCGCCGAGACCGTGGTTAGAGAGACAGAGATTGCCAGACAAGCGAGTGCCGCGAAGAAAAAAATAAAAAATAGCCGGAAAAAGCAAACGGACAACAAAGACAAACCATTACCTTTGTATGGTAACGATTTATTCACTCCTAATAATATTAAAGACAATGAGCAAGGAAATTCAAGAGCGGATCAAGGCGTGGGAAGAAAAGCACGGGAAGAGGATCGAGGATCTGAACGCGGAGGAGACCGTGGAGGCGTGCATGGAAGTGATGTGCTTGACACGGAGCGAGGCCGAGGAATACCTATCAGCGACAGCGACAAGCGGCCTGTTGTAAGGAATCAAAACAATTTCAGCTTCCCGGAGAAAGGTATTGAGCTTCCTTCCGGTGATATATCCAAGCTAAAAGCCAATATTGAGGCGATAGAAACGCTGAAAGACGTAGAGGACGGCCAAGGAAAACCTACCCCGGAACAACAAGCCAAGATGTCAAGGTACGTTGGATGGGGAGGTTTGGCCGAAGCCTTGAACGAAGGCAAATACAACGCACGTGACAACAATTGGACTAAGGATCGAAATTGGAATGATAAGTATCTACGTTATTACGAGAAACTAAAATCCTTATTAAGTAAAGAAGAGTTCGACAGTGCCGTCCGTTCCACGACAACCTCTCATTATACCCCGTCCGAGGTCGTGGAAAGCTTATGGGGAATAACGGAGAAACTTGGATTCAAGGGCGGCAATATCAGTGAACCCGCCATGGGTATAGGTAACATAATCGGTATGATGCCTAGGTCTATATCTGAAAACTCAAGTATAAGCGGGTTCGAGATAGATAGTTTGTCCGGTCGTATGGCAAAGGCCTTATATCCTGACGCTAATATAAAGGTACAGGGATATGAGAAAGCGTTTTCTCCAAACTCGAAAGACTTAGTTATCACCAACGTCCCATTCGGGAAAAACGCTCCATATGATAAGGTTTTAGATAAGCAATTCAGGAAGAAACTTGGTTCCTCTTATAATCTCCATAATTATTTTATCCTAAAGGGGCTTCTGGAATTGAAAGAAGGTGGTCTCGGCGTATTCGTCACGTCCTCGGCTACGATGGATGGGGCCGATAGTAAGTTCCGTGAGTACGTGAGTGGAAACGGTTATGATCTGGTCGGAGCTATTCGATTGCCTAATGACGCTTTTCAGAAAGGGGCCGGCACGAGTGTTACGGCCGACATCGTTATATTCCGTAAAAGAAAGTATGGGGAACCTTCGAATGGGATAGGGTTCACTACTACAACGCAAATAGGTGAAGGAACTTATATGGAGGACGGGGATAAAAGGAGCAAGCCTATCATGGTGAACGAGTATTTCTCCAATCATCCCGATATGATGTTAGGTGATATGATGACCGCTTATGACGCTGGTAGCGGAGGTCTATATAGTGGAGCGTCCCAGACATTGAAAGCCAAACCCGGGGCCGATTTAAGCAAGGAACTATTTAATGCTATTGATAACTTACCAAAGAATATCCTATCAGGTGTTGTAGAGACTAAAGGACCGGAGGTTGTGGGTGACTCCACTTTGAAAGATGGTACTATTACCGTCCAGAATGGCAATGTCTTTGTTTTAGATGGGGACTCGTTAAAACCGATTAAGGCAAATCCTACGTTCGTTCATAATGGTAAGACCCGGAAAATAGCGGATGCGGTAAATGATTACAATGATATAAAGAAAAATCTATACGATCTTATCCATGATGAGCAAACAAAGGGTGTGGACCCCGAGCCCGCGAGGAAAAGGCTAAACAAAGTATATGATGCTTTCGTGTCCAAATATGGGACACTTAACAGGAACAAGGCTTTGGACGATATTTTCGCCGAGGATGTTGAGCATGGATTACCCTTCTCTTTGGAGACTGTTAGAAGGGCACCTTCCACGACCGGAAAATCCATGGTCTGGGAAGTCTCGAAAGCGGATGGTATCTTGAATAAGCGTGTAAGTTATCCATTCGAGCTACCGACAAAAGCGGATAATGTCTTGGATGCCGTCAATATAAGCAAGTCATATAAAGGTAATATTGATATACCTTATATCTCGGAGATAACGGGTATGGATGAGGTGAACGTGACAAACGAGATACTAGAGAAGGGAATTGCCTATAGGGATCCTGTTACCGGCAATATAATAGATAAGAGCGAATATCTCTCTGGAAACGTAAAAGATAAGTTGGTAGAGGCTAGGGCGGCCTTGGAAGATCATCCGGAGTTTCAAAAAAACGTGGATGACTTGGAAGCCGTACAGCCAGAACGTATACCCTATGGTGAGATAAGTTATCGACTGGGGACTACATGGATCCCGTCTGAGTTTATAAATAATTTCGCTGATAATGTACTGGGTATATCTTACGCTAACGCTAATTTTATCCCGGAGATCGGTGAGTATATTCTTGATAAGAGGGCGTTCATAACCGATTACGCTAAAGCCGGTCAATTCAAGACTGAGAGAATGGACGCTATAGACGTGTTCAAGGCCGCTCTTAACCAACGTAAACCCAAGGTTTATGACGAGATTAAATATTATGAGGATGGTAAGCAGAAAACGAGAAGGGTCGTAAACGAGCAGGAGACACAGGCCGTTGCCGAGAAAATATCCGACATGTCCGATAAGTTCGTGGAGTATATTGATTCTAAAACGATGTTCCATGGTCGTATTGAGGACGTGTATAATGATAAATATAACAACTATGTACTAAAAAAGTATGACAAACCGGTTTTTGAGCATTATCCTAACGCTAATAAGAATATAACGCTTAGGGATCACCAGAGCAAGGCGGTGCAACGTTGTCTATCCGAGAGCACGTTACTCGCTCACCAAGTCGGTACGGGAAAGACCTTTACCATGATTACGTCCGCTATGGAAATGAGACGGCTAGGTATAGCGAAGAAACCCATGATCGTTGTCCAAAACGCTACCCTAGAGGATTTCGTCCGTGACTTTTATAAACTGTATCCTTCCGCTAAGATTCTATCTCCGACAAAGGAGGAGCGTAACGCCGATAATAGGACAAGGCTGTTCAATCTTATAGCTACCGGAGATTTTGACGCTATCGTTGTCCCACAGTCATTCATGGCGTTTATCCCGGATAGCGAGGAAAGGAAAAAGGCATATATCCAAAAGCGTATAGATGATTTTGAGGAGGCTATCGATCGCATAGAAGACAAGGCTTTACAGGAGAGATTGAAAAGGGAGGCCAAGAGTATGCGTGATTCTCTGGAAGGTATAAAGAAAGGGAAAAACGTAAAGGGCAAGGCAAAGACAGCGGAGACTATCACGGCCAAGACGGAGCGTATTCTTGACAGGCGGACTGATAACGTCATGACGTTTGAGCAAATGGGTGTTGACGCTTTGTTCATTGACGAGGCGCATAATTATAAGAAGATCGGGTTTCCAAGCAAGATGTCGAACGTTAAAGGTATCGATACGAGCGCGTCACAAAGGGCTAATAGTATGTTGCTAAAAGCCCAATGGATATCTGAGAATAATGGTGGTCGAAACGTGGTTCTGGCAACCGGTACCCCTATCACTAATACAATGGCAGAGGTCTGGACTATGATGAATTTCGTGGCACCCGATATCCTAGACGCGTATAATATCAATAGCTTTGACGAGTTCGCTACCACTTTTGGAACGGTTGAGCCCTCATTGGAGTTTACCGCTACCGGTAACTTTAAGATAGCCGAGAGGTTCAAGAGCTATACGAATGTCCCGGAGCTTATAAAGGCGTTCAGGAGCCATACGGACGTTGTCTTGACAGAGGATGTCAAGGAGTTCAAGGAAGACAAGAATATCCCTAAGTTGAAAGACAATAAGATGACCAATGTCATTGTCGAGAAGAACGAGGACTTGGAGGATGTCATGCAAACCCTTATCAAGGAATTAGAGGATTATAACAAATTGACAGGAAAAGAGAAGAAGGATAAGAGCGCGCTACCCTTGGTCGTGTTCAGCAAGGCTAAACAGGCTGCGATTGACCTTCGCTTGCTTAATCCTACATTTCCCGACAATCCTGATAGCAAGACAAACAAGGTGGTCGATAACGTGTTGAGATTATATAAGGAAAGCGATAAGGACAAAGGCACGCAACTTATATTCTGTGATAGTTATCAATCCCCTTCTGAGACTCCAAAAATGGATTTATTCGATGTCGATTTATCTGTTCCTCAGTTTAATTTGTACAACGATATAAAGGAAAAGCTTATCAAGGGAGGTATTCCGTCTAATCAGATAGCTATCGTTGGCAATTATGAGGGAGAAAGGAGAAACGCCTTGTTCGATAAGGTCCGTAATGGGGATGTGCGCATTCTTATTGGAAGCACGGAGAAAATGGGAGTGGGTGTCAACGTGCAAGATCGTCTATTCGCCCTGCATCATATTGACGCTCCAATCAGGCCTATGGATTTTGAGCAACGCAACGGTCGTATCTTACGACAAGGAAACTTATACGCCACATGGGATAAACCGGTGAACATCGTCACATATGGCGTTAAAGGTACCCTTGACGCTACCGCCTATGACAGGCTTCGTATAAAACAAAACTTCATCAACCAAATGATGAAAGGCGATATATCGTCTCGTGTCATGGAGGAGCAAGACGATAGTGATCCGTCTGGAATGACCTTTAGTGAGATGGCGGCGACGTTATCCGGAGATAAGACCGCCCAACTACTGTTTGTGGCACAGAACAAGTTAAAGAAACTGCAAAACTCCAAGAGGAGCGATCTTAACAGTAAGTCTTCCATGCGTGACTCTATATCTAAATCCAAACTTAGGATACAAGAATACAACAGCCGGAAGGATATCATGGAAAGGAACGCCAATATCGTAAAAGAGAACTTCCCTGATGGGGTTGAGTCCGTGACTGTTAAAGGCAATACTTTCAGCGATGGTATATCGAATGAGCTTACGCCCATTATTGATGATTACTATGATAGATATACGCTTGACAGAAACACCCCTCCTCTGAAAATCAGTCTCAATGGAGGAAAAGGCGAGGCAATCGTGCATTTCAATGAAGGAATGATGGTCTATAGTTTATATTTAGGAAAGGAAAAACTGGTTGAGAATCGTGATTTTAGCGGCGGCAGGGGTTTGATGGCTAGCATTGACAGGCAGTTGGGGATTCCCGCTAAATCCGTCTCAGATATAGCCACTAAAATAAAGGCAGAGGAAAACAAGATAGCGGGATTAGAGGAAGCCGTTAAGAAACCGTGGGGAAAAGAGGATGAACTTAATGCGGCTCAGGCAGAGGTTAATGATCTGCAGAGACAATTAGTTGAAAAAGCTAAAGCTGAGGATATTCAGTTAGAATCAACTCTTGACGTTGATGGTACGTTGGTAAAAGAGGAAGGAGAGACTCGATTTCGATTCATGGGAGTAGATACAACTAATAATCAAGATAATGTAAGTTCTATTGAATCCTCAATCAACGGTTGGTCAAACAAGCTTAATACCCCTGTCAGGGTAATCCATGACGTGGACGATATAACCGATACGGATGAGAATATGTTGGCCCGTAAGAGAGATTCCAAAGGCTGGTATGATACTTCTACCGGGGAGATAGTCATAGTATCACCTAATTCCACGTCCGTAGGTGACGCTCAAAGGACTTTCCTCCATGAGGTGGTAGGGCATCATGGGTTACGTGAGCTATTCGGGGATGATTTCGATACTTTCCTTGATAACATGTATCGGAACGCCAACGAGGATATCCGGAAAAATATCATTGACCGGACTAAAGGCAATCCTCTTAACTTGCGTGAGGCTACAGAGGAATACATCGCTGAATTAGCGGAACGTGGTTTCGATAACAAGGCCGAGCGTTCGTTATGGGAAAAGATCAAGGACTCTTTTCTTGATATGTTGAGAAAGGCCGGTATTAGCCTTGATTTCAAGTTATCGGATAATGACCTTCGTTATATCCTCTGGAGAAGCTATAAGAACTTGGAGCAAGGAAACTTGATGGATGTAGCCGAGGATATCGTGATGAGAAATAGATTAAGTCTTAACAATATAAATTTGAACGAAAATGGATCAATCGCAAGAGATATTGAACCTGAAAAAGGAAAACAACCTTCTGAAACAAAAGGTACTGGAAGGGAACTCGAGACAATCGATGGCGTTGATGAGAACGGAAACGAAAGTGAACGAGACCATATCGACAAACCAAGGGGAGTTGAAAACGCTATTGACGGAACTGAAAACGCAACTGACCGAAATGGAAAAAAGACTGACGGCCAAGTTGACAACGATGGAGACCAACTTGGCGGAGGAGATACGGGCGATAGGAGCGGAAGTGTCCGGGATGGAATCGGCGATGAGCGGACTGTCATCGGACGTGCAGGATCTGAAAACAAGGGTAGAGGCGTTGGAGAAAGCGTAAGGGAAAAGACGGATGATTTCGCTTTCGCAGAGAAAACAATCCGTTTTAGGGAGAACGCACGGAATGAGTCGGTATTGTTCGCTGATAATGATATCCAAGTAGTAGAGAAACAGGTAGGTTCCGCCAAAGATCAATATGAGCGTACCCTATCTACATCATCCTATCAATTTCAGGAGGCGTTTCAGGATTCTATGCTAGGGCTTAAAACATTGCAGGATGCCGTGGCAAAGGCAACGAGGAGTCGTATATTGGATTATGAGAACGCTTATATGGCCGAGAATGCCCTTTCCTCTGTTAATGAAGCTGAGTTCAACGCTTATAGGAAAGCGGCTTTCGAGCCTATCTTAAAAGCGATCTCACGTTTGGAAAAGATGGGATCCTCCATTGATGAGATAAGGGATTACCTTATAACCAAGCATGGTATTGAGCGTAACAGGGAAATGGCCGTTAAACGAGCGTTGTCACAAAACTCGGAAACATATAAATCCCTGCTTGACGAGTATATCGGGAGAAGGAATGAGATACGTGAGAACGGCAGGTCTTGGGAAGAGCAGCAATCAGAAATGGATAGGCTTGCCGAGGAGTACGGAGCTAATCTTTCTGATGATTTCAGCGGATTCACGTCCATGTATCCTAACGAGGATAACACGGGGTATGATCCGGATTCCGCAAGGAGATACGTATTGGATTACGAGTCAAGATATGATACATCGGAATTATCGGCCTCTGTCAAAAGAGCCACTGACGCTATATTGGCAAAGCAACGGGATAGCGGGCTTATGAGCCAAAATACGTTTGATTCGATCAGCGATATGTATCAGTTCTATGTGCCTTTGCGTGGATGGGAGGAGACTACGGCAGATGAGGTTTACGCTTATCTTACATCCGAAAGCCAGACGTTCAACGCCCCTATAAAGACTGTCGTTGGGCGAAAGAGCAAGGCTGACGATCCTATAGCGACGATCGCTAATATGGCAGAGAGCGGAATCATGCAAGGGAATAGGAACTTGATGAAGCAAAAGTTTTTGACAATGGTACAAAACCATAAGACGGATCTCGTGAGCGTAAGCGAAATGTGGGTTCGTCTTGACGAGGCTTCCGGTGAGTGGATCGCCGTTTTCCCGGATATACCATCTAACGCCAATCCGGAACAGGTGGAGTCTATCGTGGAATCTTTCAACAAACGCATGGAGGAGCTATCCAATGAAAAAGGATCTAATGTTAGGCGTTCAAGGGATGCTATAGGGATACCTTACAAGATATTGCCAAAGGACTTGAAGGAGCATCAAGTGATCGTAAAGAGAGCCGGCAAAGAATACGTGCTTACCATAAACGGGAACCCAAGGGCCGCTCAAGCGTTGAACGGGCTTACAAACCCGGATAATACGAAAGGATGGTTCGGTACCGTGGAGAGATACGCCGGATGGCTGAACCGTAACTTGGCCGCTAACTTCACGACACGTAACCCGAATTTCATGGTAAGTAACTTCCTACGTGACGCGCTTTATTCGAATACTACCGTATGGGTCAAGGAAAGTCCTGTTTACGCTTGGAAGTTCAATAAGAATTTCGCTATGGTAAACCCGATCAATATGTATCGTCTGGTCAAGGGGTATGAGAACGGTACGTTGGATATGAGCGATCCCTTGAATAAGGCATATCATGATTTTGTAATGAGAGGAGGAGAGACTGGATACACCAATTTGAGAGACGTGGAAGCCAAGAAGAAGGCGATCCAAAAAGAGCTTCAATACTCCAAGCAAAAGGTATCTATCGGAAAGGCTTTGAAAATACTAGGCGAATGGATGGACTTGTTCAATAAGAGCGTCGAGAATTGCGCTAGGTTCGCCGCATTTCTTACTTCTAGGGAAATGGGGCGAAGCATGGATAAATCCATTTATGACGCTAAGGAGATATCCGTAAACTTCAATAAGAAAGGGGCGGGTTCAAAATTCTTGAATACTGAGGGGCAGACCAAGATAGGTAACGCTAGCGCTTTCACGTCCGGATTGTCAAGATCCATGTATGTATTTTGGAACGCTGGTGTACAAGGTATGTATAATTTCGGAAGGCTGGCCAAGGATAATCCCAAAAAATTCTTGGGGTTAGCGTCCTCTTTCTATTTGCTTGGCACGATCATGCCTATGCTCGCGGCCGCATTTGGGGATGATGAAGATGATGATTACTACGATCTTCCGGAATACGTGAGACGTAATAATATCTGTTTCCGTAACGGTGGAGGAAATTGGATTACAATTCCTATGCCCATAGAGTTAAGGGCTATATATGGACTAGGAGAAATGTCCTCTGGAATAGTTTCCGGAAAGGAGAAGTATACCGATAAAAAGATGGCCATGAAGATAGCGGAGCAAATGTCACAGGTTCTCCCTTTGGACATGATGGAGGGAGGTGGAGGATTCTCCGCTTTCGTCCCAAGCTCGGTAAAGCCATTGATTGAGGCCGGAGATAACAAGGATTGGACAGGTTTGCCTTTATATAAGGATAACGATTTCAACAAGGGTATGCCGGAATGGACAAAGGCTTTTAAGAGCGTGGATCCCGCTATATTGGCAATGACTAAATATGCCAATGAACTGACCGGAGGAGATAAATACACTACGGGTACCGTTAACCTAAACCCAGCCATTATAGAACATATATTGGACGGCTATTTCGGAGGTATTGAGGCTACACGTTCCCAGATGGTCAAATCCGCTGAAACCGCTTGGGGTAGTCGTGATTTTGACTGGAGGAATATCCCTGTTGGGAACCGTCTTATAAAAAGTGGTGATGAGCGAACGAGAAAGAAAGCCATAGATAACGCTTATTATGAGAATCTGGAGGAAATGGAGAAGATCGGACAAAGATTGAGAGGATATCGTAAAGAATTGTCTAATCCACAGAACGATAGTTTTGATATGGCTGAGTATCAAAAAAAATTGAATGATCTTATGATGAGCGATGAATATCGTAGATATATAGAATTTAACAATCTTAACAAATTGTATCAATCAATGGGTGAGTATTTGAAGAAGGTAGATGATGAAAGATTGGAAATGGAGTTATACGATTTGAAAGCTATGATGAATGAGATAGCTAATGGTAAATAGGTGAAGTGGCGGGTGACGTTGGTGTCACCCGCTATATGTTATCAAACAGATAGTATAATATACTTCATGTAAAATAATGAAGTACTTTTGTGAAACCTAAATCTATTTTACCATGGAAGAAAATATTGATATGCCTATTGAGCAAGATGTGACTATAGAGCTGATATTGTCTGTATTTAAAAATTATTCAGACTCGAAGCGGATGAAAGAAATAAAAGACATAATAGTTTCATTAATTCATCCTGATGAATTGATAGTTGACTCTGAAGAGAGAAGTCGTATAGAAAATAAAGTGGTTGAACTTATATCCATAGATAAGAGAAGAGGGGACGAATCCGAGCTCAAATATTCTAACGGTAAATATAGTAAGAGAAAAAAAAGATCAGATCCTAAACCTATAGTGGATCTATTGCCCAGCGTGGAGTATACAGGCACCGCCGGAGAATGCGCCGTGATATCAGAGCTGTTGTTTTCCGGTTACAATGCAAATAGGATGATGGTCGATGAGGGCGTAGATATAATAGCGGTAAAGGATAATATCTATTATTATGTACAGGTAAAGACTACGACCATAAAGGATGGGCGTGTTTATGCGCAGATAAAAACAGATAGGTTCAACCAATTTATGTCCGCACAAATAAGATATATTATTGTAGCAAGGTATGATGATCATGGGATTTCCCGTAATATGTTCTTCTCTTTCACTCCACAGCAAATAGATCAGGCGGCTTATGAAGGATGTATAAAGAAGAATGAAAACACGGTAAGTATAAAGATAAAGTTTAATGATAAAACCGGGAAGCCTTATCTTTATGATAACAATGAGTGTAGTTGTGCTTGGAATTGGAACAAGAAGGATCTTTTAGGATAAAATTTTAAGACTATGCCAAATATAAAGAAGAAATATATTCCTTTTTTTGTTCCCGCTTTGCTTTCAGTGATAGCGTTTTTTTATATTCCATCTCCATCCGAATTTAGCGATGAGAATCATGTGTATGTAAAAGCTTTTGATACTTATATGGAAGTTCTTAGCGTATCTACATGGCTTAGGGTCATTATACCGTTCTTTTTGTACTATATAGGAACTGTATATGAATTTTCTAAGAAAAGAGGAGATAGCGCTTTCCGGCTTTCATTATATTCAACATTGGCATTCATATCGCTATGGTTGTTCTGCATTCAATTATCAACGGAATTTCATACACCTTGTTTATTACTCTTGTTCGCTTCGGTTTATACGTTCTTTTTCCCTTGGATAGGTAATAAAGTTAATTTGTTTTAGAACCGTACTTGCTCTGCTAACGAAGTATATTTCCTATGGGATGAAGCTATTGATCGTTTTGAGGTATCTAAAATAGAAAACTCCCCAAATCCTCACGGACAAGGGAGTTTTTATTATTTAACTATAATCTATATGAATGGTTTTCAGACAACCTTAAACGATCCGATTCTCACGAACGAGAGCGTTTGTAATATCTAAATCCATATCTAAACAAAGACATACTTAATCATCATTGCCGATCCTCCCGGAATAGCAACGGTGGGTATATCCGTCTTAAAATGCTTCCCAATACCACCCAAGGGAAGCTGGAAATATTTATTCAAACTATATTTTATGCCATAAGGAAAGGAGTGTGCCCCCATCCTCCAAAGCTATTCCCTTGACATAAATATACCTCTGGTTCTCACGAAAGAGCGGTATGACATTGATAAAATTATTTTATGAATACAACCTAGTGTAATATCTTTAAGTAATGACTCCGGTCCATCACGGATGAGAGCCATAAGGGGTTATAAATATATAACATACCATATACGCATAAAAAAAACGTGGCGCCGTCGCAACTACCAAGACCCGGTGTCCCCACGCCAACATAACAGGTAGTAAGCAACGGCCCACGTCTTATATATAGATTATATATACAAATAACGTGGGCGTATTGTTGCTATCGGCTCCCTGTTATGTTTATAAATTTGGGGAATTTAGGTCTTTATAGGAGACGATATCTTTAACGCCACAATGTGTGTCACGTCTTATATTCTAATCAGTGACTATGCGAATATACTCTATTTATTTTATATTAGTAAAAAATAAGTCGTATTTTATTTATCTAATATTGATTTTTACAGGGGAAACGTTCATGCGCACGCTATAAACTCGACTCATTTTTGGGATATGAATCAAGATATCCCGTTGATTCTTCTTTGATTATAGAAGGCTTAGGCATATCCTCTGATATGAGCGCTCCTATCATGTCTGTCATCAATATATCGTCGTGATTGCCACGACCGGGAATATTACCGTAACTACCGTCCGGACGTTGCTCGTATTTTGACGCTTCCTTGTACATACGCTCATCCGGGTCTATAAACATATCGTCCTCGAACGCCACTATGAAATTATCCACCATGTCCTGCTTGGTCTTCTTGTTGGTCTGGAAGCCTATCTTCTTGTATATGCCGTTCCTTATGTCCTCGGGATCCGTCGCCGCTCGCATGTAAAGATTAGGATAGATATCCTCTATCTTTTTCAGTATGCCACGAATATGATCGCCTTCCTCCACGAACTCTGATGCCTCTGATTTTTTCTTATCAAACGTATTGCTCTCGAAGGCGAGAAGGGCGTTCTTGTAGTATCTGGCGATCTTGACGGCTTTGTAGGCGAGCCAATCGTATCGTATATGACCGTGCCATCTAGCTACCACCTCCGGCTTTCCTCCGCTAAATCGTAAATTCCATCTGTTTATCACTGTTATACATGAGGGGTCTGAGTTCTTGCTACGTCCACCGACATCGACGATGACAAGATACTCGTTGGATGTCCTTGTATCATCGGGCCTCTTCCAGATTCTCAACAGGCCGTTCGGATTCTTGGTGAGAATTATCCTCTTGGTCTTCTCAGATTGGGATATGTCGCCAATGAACTCCGGTGGTGATACGTATCTTTCCCGCATCACCTCGATCGTATAGATATTGAACACGAGATTACCGGAATACTTAAAGCACTCGACATCGTCGGATGGTGCCTCGGATGCCATCGAGGCGTGATCATGGAACGAGGCCCTTTTCTTGATATACCATTTGATGTGCTCCAGCGTAGCTCCTTTTTCCCATAGAGACCATAGATACTGTCCCGGCTCGCTATTGTCATTAGGGGAGGTCGTAACATCCCTTCCCTCTAATAGATCCAATATGAAAAGCCGGGTCTCTTTCTTGTCCTTGAATCTTATCATGTCGTTCTCGATAAAGAAGAACGGTATGAATAGCGCCTTACGGGATGACGTGCCCTCCTTGGCCATTTGGTACTCATCATAGAAATAACCGGCCATGCCGTTAGCCGTAGACTCGGAGATCTCCATGGTCAACGGTCTCTCCAATATATTCGAGTCTATGTTTGTTATAACCTGCTCCGCCGATTTGCCATCCGTTGTTTTCCAGTAGGCTACCTCCGAGAAGTGGGCCATGGCATAGTCCATACCACGTGTTGACTCGAAATTCTCATAAGATGCCACGGTTATCACGTTATCACGTACCTTGTTCCCGGACGGGTCGGTGATTATGGAGTCGGACGCCGAATGCTCGTAAGGGGCGAATTGTAGCTTGTCAACACCATATATAAATCCCGGGATATTATCGAGAACCTTTTTATACATGGCCTTGATACGTCTGGCGGTATCTTTCGTCTGGGCTATAATTACGGAATACCATCCTTCCATGACGAATAGCTGTATCCACGCCATATAGAGCTGTACCAAGGTGGAACCTCCCCATTGCCGGGCTTTCAATAATATTATACGGATCGGGACTCCCTTATGCCTCATTTCCTCCAGAACGGATAGCACGTAACGTTGGGCGTAATTAAGCTCGAAGGGGATCATTTCTCCCGCCTCTTTCGACTTGATCTTAAATAACGAGAAAAAGGCGAAGGACGGGTCTCTCGAGCAACGGGCCCAAAATAGCATGTTGGCCACGTCCTCCTCATTTATCCCATCTGAATCCGGGTACAGCTCGTTGAACCTTATCGTGTAGTCCTTTATGGAACCGGCTTTCAGGACATCCTGATACAGATCGTTCTTGAAAACCTCCTCGGTAAGCCACTGTACCCTTATGGGGTAATCATCTATGACAACCCTATGGCTATGCCCCTCCATTCCACGCCCCGTGAATTGGTCGTGCGTGCCGAATATATTTTTCAGCCTCTTGTTATTCTCGGCCAATATAGACTCAACCTCTTCCGTGAACGCTAATTTTCTGTATGACTCCATAGATGATATAGGCTATTAGGAATGACAGCAAGTGTATCCTCCAGTTGAATAAGGGGATAAACGCCATGACGATATTGCTCAATATTATTCTCCAAAGGCTTAGTTTATAGGCGTGATATCTGCGGGCGTAACATCCCATGATAAATCCGGACATGCCGCATGTAGGAACCGGCAATGAGGCTAGTGGTACGAACGAGGCCAAGACGCAAGACACGTAACCGATCAGGCATGTTTTCACACGAGGCTTAAACTGGAATAAGGCGATAAGATTTAATGATAAATGAAAGATGTTTGCGTGGGTGAACGTGTAAAGGAAATGGTCGTATGGTATGGAATTGGTATCGAAATAGAAATGTTTACCTGCGAGTTGGAGTATGACGCTTGTCAAGGCGATTATTAATGAAGGAATCAGTCTTTTTAGCTTACCTTCCATTTTTCCTTTCCCGGTTGATGCGTTGTATTATCGCCAACGCCCGTGAATAGGATATGTAAAAACAGGGGGCCGTTTGATAGACCGCGAAAGAGGTGATGAAATAAACGGAGCTTCCCTTGAATTCTCTCTTTTTCTCCAGCTCTTTGTAAATCTCATAAATGTCATCGATCATCTTGTTCCTGATCGATCGACCCTTTTCCTTGGTCTTCCCCTTCCTGATCAGCAGGATTCCCCTATACGCTTGAAGGGTGGAGATCCAGAACCTAGAGGCATGTGAGGATATAGCCCTCATTACCGCCTCTCGGTGGGATTTCACTTCCCTCATCTTCAAAGCACGTCTATAAGCTTCGTAAAGCTCCATGTCCCGCTCTGGGATGAAATCTACGCCATTAACCATAAAGAACGCTTGTTTTGGTGAACATCACAAAGATAAAAAATAGATTCACATGTTTGATTATTCTTAGGGTTCATGGGTTAAATAAAATAATCAAAATAACAAAACGGATATACCTTATTATTTTCCTTTGCCTAAAACAAAATCGATTAAGGTATGGCAGATATATCTAACAAAGAGAGATTCAGACAGAGATACGCCAAACGGAATCCGGATCTTAACATGGATGACGAGGAGGCTTACTACGGCTCGGTCAACCAGTTCATGGACGAGTATGAGGGTTATGAGGGAAACTCTAAGAAAATGCGGGAGAACCTATCGAAGAGTCCAGCTTTCGCCGAGTTGATGGTAGCCGCTAGGGATCAGGATGATTTCGATCCCGTGGTGTGGATGGTACAGAATAAGGGGCTTGACTTAAAAGCCTTGGCCGATGATCCCGATTATTCGCAAAAGCTGGCCGACGCTCATAACGCTTACTTGGAGAAACTGGCGAAACAGGACGAGATCGAGAAACAAATGTCGGAGAATATGCCGGCTAGCGTGGAAGGGATAAGGGCGAAAGCCTCGGAGATGGGCCTTTCCGATGATCAAGCGGAGGAGGTTATAGGCAAGATGTATCAAGTCATGGATGATTTGATCGTCGGTAAATTGGACCCGTCTATTTTCGAGATGATGGCCAAGGGCATGAATTATAACCAAGACGTGGAGGCCGCGCGGGAGGAAGGCGTTGCGGAAGGGATCAACAAGAAAGTTACCGACAAGTTAAAGGATCTTAGCGGTAAGCAGGAAAGGCCGAGAGGGAGGCAAGGCGCACGGCAGGAGAAGCCGGTTACGCAAGACGTGAACAATCCTTTTTTATAATAAGAATAATAACAATTAATACTTTTGCGATGAATAAATTATTTAAAGACAAGATGTTTTGGGTCAAGGCTTTGTTCTTTGTCTTGGCGGTATTGACTGGTGGAGCGGCTATGGCCGTGGAGATCGGGGAGAATGGAAGTGATACGGATCCCAATGATGGCAAGCCGTTGGAGAACGCGACCCCGGACGCAGCAGGTAAGGGTATTGATCAGCAGGGGCAGGGGGCTACCGGATCTGCGGTCACTGACGCTGATCTGGCCGAGAACAAGGTAGAGGATTACGTCAGTAAATTTCAAGCGTACAAATATCCCATGCACACGGATTTCCTCAAGCTCGCCAAGCAAGTCCATGTCAACACGAAGGAACCGGAGCATTACAATATTGGCGAGGCTATAATGGATTGCGTTACCAAGGCGGCGGTGACCAACACGGAAAAGGACGCTGAGGTAAAACTAAGCTTGTATAAGAATGACGAGAAGTTATTTGCCGAGTGCAACACTGTCTTGGTAGACGGCGTAACCGGATATGATGAGAACGGAAATTCTGACGGTAGTCCGTTAGTCCTCTATGTCATATCCGCGGATAAGGCTAACGGTATTATGGTTTCCGCTCTTAATGGCCCGTTGGATGAAGGAAAAAACATGTATGTGCCGGATTTGAAAGCGGGTACCGGATTGCACATCATGGCACCGGCCATGAGTGAGAGTGAGGTGGAGATCGCCCCGGATTCCGCTTATCCCAAGAAAGAGATCGCCTACTTGCAGAAGAAGGTATGTCCGATTACGTGGACGGAATTCTTCGAGCGTATCAATAAGAAGGCTAAGTGGAACGTACAAGACTTGAAGGATTGGACTTTGTCTAATTTCCGCAAGAAGTGTACACGCACGATGTTGATCGGTGTAGGTACGAAGTTCGTGAAGTATGGCTCCAAGAAAACAGGTACCGAATACGTGTATGCCCAGAAAGGCGTGTTGAGACAATTACGGCTGGGTTACCAGATCGGTTCGACATTGGAGTTCGCCGATCTTATCGGTATCACCCGTATGCTTTTCGGAAAGTACTCGAACACGAACGAGATGGACGTGTATTGCGGTACCAAGTTCATCGAGAAGTTGCTGAACATCGATTTCACGAAACATAAGGATATCTCATTCGTCAAGAAACAGAATATCGGTATTGATATCTCCTCTTTCGAGACCACTTTCGGAAAGTTGAACTTCAAGGTCGAGCACGCTCTTGACGATCTTGGATATGAGGAATGCGCCGTCGCTTTCCCGATGTCCGAGGCCAAGCGTTATTACTACCAGAAAGGAAAAACTCTTACCGTGGATCACTCCAAGGGAGAAGGCGGTGAGGTACGGGAGGCCAAATCCCAATATTATATTCAGGATGACTGCTTGATGCTTACGGGTTATAACTCGATGCTGATCGGTCCGGACGTGACAGTGAGCGGATATAAGCTGTCTATGCTTGACACTGTCGTTTCCAGCGTGGCTTCCCTGAGTTCCGTATCTACACCGAAAAAGGACGATGTGGTTTACTTGACCGTAGCGGACGATACGCACGCCGTCGGATTGTATGTATATGACGGTACAGCATGGAAACCATACAAGGGAGAGATTAACGTGTAAACTGTAATATTGTCAAACAAGACCCACCGGAGCAAACGCACGGTGGGTCTAATAAAATCAATCGAATGATCACGAAAACATATGAGTTGGTAGGCAAGGATAATTGCATGCTCCGTACTATATACTGCGGCACAAGGGTCAGCATGGAGTTCAAGGGCGGTAATTTCATCAATGGCAAGAACGCCTTGCTACGGACTAGCAACCCTTTCGTACAAGACGCTATCGAGAATGATTGCCGATTTGGTACGTCTATCCGGCTCGTCTCTACGTTAAAAGACGATGATGTGTCTGGTGTCTCGGTCATGAGGAACTCGAGAGGCAGGGAAAAACAAGTGAAAGAGGTCAAGACCGTAAAGAACGTGAATGACGCTATCGACTATTTCGCCAAGATGGGCTATAAGGTGGAGAACGATGATATGCTCGAGGAGTTAAAGGATAAATTAAGTGTCTCGTTCCCGAACATGAAATGATATGGATATTAGCGTGAGCGACATAGTGAGTGAGGTCAAGATCTGCATAGACGAGATCGGGCTTAATGACGCTGAGTTCCTAGGAACGCAGGATAACGAGGAAATGGACTCGATTATCAAGTCCAAGATATCGGAGGCGTTGCGCTTCGTGAACGGTAACGCGGACTGGGGCCTGCTGGAACCGAACAAGATAATAACGGACGGAACCATAAAGGACGATCTTGTCGCTCATGTAAGTTTGCCGGAGAACTACTCTCGGATTTGTTACGCTAGGCTATCATCATGGCCTTTATTTATTTCAGATCCTATCTATTGGAACGATAAGGAATACGCCACGCTGTCGGATCCATACGCAACGGGGACATGGGAAAGACCTAAACTGGCGTTGACCATGAGGCCGGGTAAGACATTGGAGCTATATAAGGCGAAGGATAAATCCGACACGTTCGAGATCGGGATCATAACGGACGAGGATATAACGGATAGCTTGGAGGTAAGCCCCAAGCTGAAAAAGGCGCTGATCTATTATATATCCGGCCTCACGTTGCTTACTTACAGGGATCAGCATGCGGACAGTATGTTTAATCAAGCGTTGGTTCTTATGGGTGTCAATCCATCCGGGGCCAACTCCAATCAATAACAAGACTATAGAATCATGGTATACATATTCAAGGACAGGTTAATTCGGGTAGAGTGGACTATTTACAAGGGGATAAGCCCGGTGAAAGAGGATTTCTCCCGATCTAATGTAAAGGTTTTTCTATTAGGCAACCGGGAGAAATATCTACTTCAAGCGAGAGCGGACAAAGGTACGCTTTATGTAGACATTCCTTCAGGGTTGGAAGAAGGAACTTACTCTATCGAGGCGATATGGGTCAAGAATATGGATCATGTCTTTGATACACGAAGCGTATGCCGCTCCAAGAAAGAGGATCTTTTCTCTATTACCGAATTTGAGGACGAGGCTACGAATATCGGAGAAGGCGTCGTCGTGCTGAAAGTAAAGACCTCTACGGCCACTTATGGCTATGATGGCTTGTCCTCATACGAGCTGGCCGTATTACGTGGGGACTGGAACGGTACGGAAGGAGAGTGGCTGAAGCATGAGCGTTACGTAAGCGTACTCGATTCCCGTGGTGATAGCGAGGTTGATACCATGAGCCAAAAGGCCATTACCGATGAGTTGGAGGCACAAGACAATGCCATAGAGGATATTCGGGAAGATACGGAAAAACTTGGTGAGCGTGTGGAGGAAGCGGAGGAAAAAGTTAATAATATGGGGGATGTCGTTGATGAGATCAAGAGCCACGCCCCGGTATCAGCCCGTCCCGCCGGTTTCAAGCCGGACATCGACCTTACCCCGGAGATCACGGTAGACCGTGCTTGGAGAGACCATGAGGGTAACGTTATCCGTGATACGTATATCACCCGGAGGGGATTGAGGAACGAGATAATCGACATCACCAATCAACAGGTAACGGACTTGAAGCCCGGCTCCGTCGATCCGGATGACTTGTCGGAGGCTACCAAGCAATTGATCGGGAACAAGAGCGTCACCAACCTTCCGGACGAGGAGGATATAACCGTGACGGATAACCAGACCTTGAAGTTGAAAGACAAGGAATACGCCCCGAAGGATTACTCCGGCATGGGACGTGTGTACCTTCGGAAGCATTACGTGAACGGCGTGAACACGCTCACGCAGCACATGATGAGAAAGCCTAATACCATCTACATCATCCAGTACGACTACTGCCTAGCCGGTCAGACGATCGAGGTGCCGGAGAATTGCGTGCTGGATTTCCAAGGGGGGTCATTAAGAAATGGTACATTAAAGGGGGATTATACTTGTATAAAGTCTGCATTACAAAAGATATTTGATTTAGATATAACCTTAAATGGAAAATGGTCTATAGATTATATTTATCCAGAATGGTTTGGGGCATTAGGATATATGAGAAATGATTCAACAGCCTTTATACAGAAAAGTGTTTATATTTCAGTATCTATTCTTGTCCCAGTAAAGCTATCTTCTAGGAAATATTATATAACTAGTAGTATATATTTACCATCATATTCAAATATAGAAGGAAGTATGCCTGGTGGTTATGATACTAATATAGAACCTACTATAATAGCCAATTTTGGGGAAGAGAGTAATGACAATACATTTGCTTGGATATTTGATACTGATAGTATTAATAAAAGTACAGGGGAAAGGTTGAAGTATAACTCTATTGAGGTATCTTATGCGGTTGATAATAATCGTTATTATAACGCATGTAGAAATATAAGGATAAAAGGTATTAGGATAGAGGCTGAAAACAAGATATTCGGAGGAATTAGGCTTTTTGGATCTCCTGGTTCTAAAATAGAGGAGATGTATATATGTAATACCAAGATAGCGGTAGGTATATTTGTTAGTTGGGATGTGGTTGTTAGGGACGTGATTTCTCTCTCTTATGTCTGTGGAGCATTTGTTAACGAATGTCAGGCTGTAGAATTTGACAACACCTATATGAATGGACGCAAGATTACAGATCCAAATGGCAAATATATTCTGGAATACACTGTGACTGAAAAAGATTATTTTGAAGATTTTAATTATTTCAAGATACATTCAGACACTCATAACTTAGAAACGTTTTATGATAATTATAAGCGTGGAAGTGGTATAATCGCAGTGGATTGCAGGAACTTATTGTTAAATCATTGTCTATACGAACACTGGTCTACGGGAATAAACCTTAATGTAGTATACCAAGCAGCTTTAAATAATTATTACATAGAGGATATTTGGTATATAGGTGTACGTATACATCAATCAACAGTAAGTGTAAATGGGGCATATCAAGTGGGTGATTCAAGAATAAGCCCACAAGGTATCATATATCTTTTTGATATAGGTATTGGGGGTAATTGTACTGTGATGGGGTATAGATATATATCTCCATTGACATGGAATACTAATATTTATACTCCTTCTAAAGATCATCATTTGTTTTATGCCAGAGGATTTTTAATCATCATGGGTAATGGATATAGGAATTATCCTAATTTCATAAAGGGCAATCCCGGTGTTACGATATATGATGATATAAACAGCATGTTTGTAGATATGGAGAATCCCGGTTTCCTTCAAAGCAAAGATTATGTGAATATTCCACAAAAGTACGATAATGGAACAAATGGTATTTTCTATTATAGAGTTTGTTCTTGCGGCAAAGGACAAAGGGTTAGTTCCTTTGTTTTTGGCTCTTTAAGAAATGGGGAAAATTTTATGGGCAGTGTATCTATATATAATCCTAGAGAAGGTGATCCTCAGACTGGTTATACTGTTACCACATCTTATATTACACCAGAAGAGGTAACTTATATGCCAACCGCCTATTATGATAACAATATAGATGATCCAAATACCATAGATATCTATATAAGAATTGATTCAGGGTGCAATTTGTATTTTATTGGCAATGCAGCTAAGAGTCAAAAACAAACAATTGATACTACTCATGAACTTAGAATGAGATATATCAGAGCAGATGATTTGTATGATAAAATAGGCAATACTTCTCAAAGGCCAGAAAAGGTACTAGGTAGAGAATATTTTGACACAACTTTAAACAAACCTATTTGGTGGAATGGCACGAACTGGGTCGACGCTACCGGAGCTACCGTATAACCATTAAAACATCATAATCATGAGACAATTCATATACACGATCATCAGAAAGATATTCAAGCTTGTATTCTCTGTTTACAAGCCGAAGGTAAGGACTTTGTACAAAGGCCGTAAGAACATTGATCTTACGGAGAACGGCGATCAGCGCATAATGGTAGGTAAGCCTTTCTATCTGGCCGGGAACATCTACAAATTAGATCAGTTGGATAATACGAGCGTATTCAAGCTGGCCCTTTACAAGAAGGAAGGCGAGGATTGGGTAAAGGCTAACGACCTTGATTTGATCTTGAGACTTAACGCCGGCTACAACATATTTTACGTATAACGAACTAAAGCACGATACATCATGGAAGAGCGAAAAGATATTTGCGAGGGTTACGAGAGGGATAGCGTACAGCAGCTAGACAAGCTGGCCAAGGATAAGAACGAGCGTTTTCCTATCTATCCGTTGACATACATTCAGGCCGTATATGACGCTAGGACGAAAGAGAGGCTTGATTCCATATTATGGAAATGCAACAACGTGTATTTGCCTTGGATGGGATCGGCGGGGGATACCCGCGTACAGTTACCTTTCTGGATGAGAAGGAAGGGTATCATAATCACTTACAAGAACCTTGACGATGAGACGATAACGGAGAAACTCACCTATGATCTTTGTATCGCCGATGATTTCTTCCGTCTTGACTCCTCTTGGACTAGGATAACGGACGCCCTTCCGGTCGGGGGTAACATAACCATAGGCTCTAACGGAAATTGGTTTCAAGATGGCGTTGATACCGGCTTCAAGGCACAGGGGCCTAAAGGGGACAACGGGCTTACTCCCATGCTTCGCACGGTTAATAACAAGCTGCGATACTCGTATGATGGAGAGGTATGGTATGAGATCTCTGAGTATATCGCCGCTTGGTTCCGCTATCAAGACAATAAGATCCAGATATCACGGGATCAGAAAACATGGTCAGACCTGTCAAAGCCGTTCACGCAAGACCTGTATATAAAAGGGTATGTCGCTACATCGTCAGCCCTGCCCTCTACGGGCGTAAAACAGGGTGATATCTACATGGTAGGCCCTACGTACGCGGCTGAGGACACGGAACATAAGAATCCTATATACCGGATGTACGTGTATAACGATTCAGGATGGGTGGATAACGGGGTTTTCCAAAGCATAGCCGCCGGGGTGGTTCAGACGATCGGGAATAGCGAGACGGAGGTCATGAGCCAAAAGGCTGTTTCATCCATCGTCGGCCTAGACACGTACCCAGTCTTCTCCGATACCAAGCCCTACGTAAAAGGCGAGATCGTTAATTACGGCGGTCTCTTGTATGAGTTCACGGCTGATCATGAGGCGGGGGCGTGGATTGGCACGGACGCAAGGGAGACGAGCTTGAGGGAGGAGGCGAAAAACAAAGATATAAGACTAAATAGTTTATTCGAATACATTTCGCCGGAAAAACTTGAGTTCGATTATAAAGAATGTATGTTATTATTAAATATAATAAATTTAAATGGGAAGACTAATCGATATTGGGTTCTTCAACAAGGATGGGTGCAAAATCCAGAAGTAGTTCCGCCGTTTCCATGTTTTTTATTTGAAGATGTGGATGATCCGTCCAATTTAATAGAGGTGTATTTTAGAGACATAACAACAAAACCAAACAATACGCAATATTACGAATGGTATAGTGATGATAAGTCCATAAAGATTGAAATATTATTTGACTGGGCTAAATACAATACTCTTTTTTCAACTTATTACCCGGGTAATAGAAAACGAATAATTGTAACATCAAAACCCATTGATTACAATACAGTACAAAATCCAATAGAAATAAAATTTAATTCTACCAGTACATATCATTTGCCAGAGTATAAAATTAACCGGTGTATTAAACATCTTAGTATTTGTGATTTTGATACTACAAATGATATTGAAGAATGGTCACTACTTCGTGCGGGATTTTTAACAAATAATTCTTCTAATCAAATAGTGTTTTATTTCTTAAGAAAGAAAGATAATAAACAAATAAGTTATAATTCTGAAAAATTAGAAAGTATACCAACTGGAACTTGCTTTTATGAATTTTATTTAAATTCCACTCATGTTAAAATACTATTTGATTGGGATAAATACACAGAGTATTTCACCAATCGTTATGCACCATTAAATGATGATAAATTATATATTACCGCATACAAAGGAAACAAGAATCAAATAACAAGTAAAGGATTTTTGAATTCGTCTGTCGTGACTGAAAATAACATTAATATAGCAAAATGCTATTACAATTTAAGATTGTATGAGTATAAATACAGTGGGGAAACTTATGAATTGCGACAACAAGGTTGGGCTGATTCTATCGGATATCCTGTTTTCTATTATATAAAAGAAGGGGCGCCGTTAGAAGATATACAAATGTTTAATGAAATCGATGTAACACAAAGACCTAGCGGTATATTGCATTACGTATTGGATAACAAAAATATTCGAGTAGAATTTGATTTTGATTGGGATTCTTTTTTTAAATATTTTCCAAATGATATTTACAGATATTCTGAAAAAAATGCGATTAAAATAAATCCTATTGAGTTTGAATATGCTAGAAAAACCGATTTGATACTTCCTTATATTGAGGACGTTTCATTAGGTCAAGAAGATTCTGGGTTGGCAATATATGAATACTTTAGATCACTTTACGTCATCTTCAATAAGCCTGTTGAACACAATTCTATTTTAAATAAGTTGAAAATTGGAGTAAATAGAAACTATTGGACAACAGAACCCGAAAAAGTCAAAATAAACATTGTCGTTGGTCAATTTGATCAAAGGCAAACCTTAGTTAATCCTCGGATATACACTTTTAATTTTAAAGAATTGTCTCCAAATTATATTAACGACAATGAAACTGAATTTGATTTTTATGATAAAAATGTCGTAATAAATAAAGGGGAAATAGTTGGTATTAGATCTGGCAATACAGCAGCGGGTGATGATTTTATATTTTTGGTTAGTAGATCTGAAAAATACAGCGATTATGTGTACGCAAGTAGTACAATAGATGGTGTATTTGTTGCCACAAACCAATTTACTACATTTCAATACAGTGTAGTAGAATTTGATACAAATCTTGCAACTCAAGCTTCCGTGGAAGCTCTACAAACATCTGTTAATGTACTTATAAATAATGAAGCAAAATCATCAAATATTTTAACAGATACAGTTACAGGTGAAAAATACAAAATACAAGTAGCGAATGGTGAATTAACACTAAAATCGTTAAAATACAAACGAATTTTGTTAATTGGGACTTCGCAAACACATCATGACCCATCAGAATCTGTAGGATGGTATGTGAATAGAGCTATGGCCGGCAGTATTGATAATAATGTGTTGCCCTCATACTTATTAAGAGGAATACAAAAAACATCCCCAGATGCAACCATTTCTATAATGAATGATTATTCTTGGCAAAGGAATTATGTAAACTTTGATTACTCTGTATTTGATAGTACCATTGAGAGTGTTAATCCTGATATTATATTTTTAGTGACAGCTGGTAATAGTACCTATTCTGAAGAATTAGAACCTTCTGCCGAAGAATATTTGGATTACTTAAAGAGTAAAGCTCCCGGTGCAGATATCTACACTTTGGTTGGTTGGTATGGACAACAAAAAGCAAATGCCATTACTGAAGCTAGTCTTAAAAAAGGCGCAATTCCTGTTAATGTGTCAGCGAATTATAATTCATTGAACACTTGGTTGGTGGGAGATTACTATTATGGAAACAATACATACTATCCAATAGTTAATGAGGGTGTAGCGACACATCCGAATGACATGGGTCACATGTTAAATGCAAATCAGTTACTGAATGCGTGTTATGCCGATAATAATGAATCTGAAATATATAATATTACTATTAATATTACAGGAGCAGGGAAGATAACAACCCCGAATAATAGATGGGTAAAAGAAGGTATAGTAACATTAAGAGTTGTATCAGGAACTATCTCTGAGATTACAGGTCAAACAAAAAATGGTAGTACAGTTAGTTTAGTAAGTAGGACTAATGATGTGAATTCAAATTGGTCAAATTATTACACATTCATAATGCCCAATGAGGATGTTATAATTAATTGTGTTTTCAAATAACAAAATAATATATAATGTACCGCTATATCTCCCACATATCCGACCTAGCGAACTGGTTAAAGTCCATCGCCATAGCCGCCGTTGTCACGGCGATGGACTTCGTGTCGCCGATCGAGAACTTCTTGGTGGTGATCCTGTCGCTGGCCTTCATCGATACGTTCTGGGGGTTGGCTGCGGATCACGGTGACTTTAGGAAAAGCAAGTTCATCCGTAGCTGGGTGTACATGCTTGTGTATTTTCTGATAATTATCATTTCGTTTTGGATAGGCGTGATGATGGATATATCGGAGGATAACGCCAAAGCCTTTGTATCTTGGATCACGTGGGCGATGATATGGTTTTACGGTACTAATGTCTTGAAGAACATGGGCAAGGTATTCCCTGATAACAAGGTGATAGCCTTCTTGTATTGGGTTGCCGCCGTGAAATTTATCAGAAAGGTCAATTTCTTGGATGAGTATAACAAGACAAAGAATAAAAAAGGCTCCCCAGATCCAAAAGGATAGGGGAGCTGGATGTGAAATCATCGCTGGCCATATTTCTCAATAGGGCAGGAGATAAGTAATAAAGTACACAAATGTAGGAAAAAATCAAATAACAATGGCAGAGAAAAAAATATCTAGAGGTTTGAGAAACAACAACCCCGGGAACATCAGAAGGAATAGCGATGTCTTCCAAGGCGAGAAGACAAGCTCAGACAGAGAGTTCAAGCAATTTAAATCGATGGCATACGGGTATAGGGCGATCTTCAAGATCCTGTCTAACTATTACCGGAACTATAAGCTGGATACGATCCGCAAGATGATAGGAAGATGGGCCCCGGAAAACGAGAATAATACAGATGCCTATATCAAGGCCGTATCCGATTACGCCGGTATCCCGGCTGATGATCCTATCAACATCAACGATCGTGAGCAGATGATCCGGATCGTGGCCGGGATGAGCAAAGTTGAGAATGGGAGAGAGGCTGAAATGTCGGACGTTATCGCAGGATGGAATCTACTTTAAAAATATAAGACCTAACGCTGTAAAGGTAAGCGTAAAATAAGATGAAAAAATATATTGGAACAAAACAGATTGAAGCAGAACCTATGACAATGGGCGAGGCTTTTGAGAAAGGATTGCTTAAAGCGGGAAGAGTACCTAACGAAAGCGAGAAGTCAAATGCTGGATATCATGTGAAGTATCAAGACGGTTACGAGTCTTGGAGTCCAGCAGCACCATTTGAGGAGGCGTATAAACTTACTGAAACTCCTTTGAATAGGATGAAAATTGAATCAGATGAGCTATGCAAGAAATTTAGCGGGCTTGCTTCGTTTATTGAAAGCGATAAATTCAAGGAATTTGATAGCGTTATGCAAGGTATGCTTAAAGTCCAATACAGAATGATGTGCAATTATTGGCAGATCCTAAATCAAAGAGCTACAAAGATGGAAACAGGCATCGGAGGAAGTTGTAGCCTTAATTTTGGTCAAGCTATTGAATACCTAAAAGCTGGATTAGCTATTAGGCGTGAGGGCTGGAACGGCAAAGGCTTGATGGTATTCAAGCAAGTTCCTGCACATATCGAAAGCGAAATCATTCATAAGATGCAATCGCTTCCACAATCTGCAAAAGACCTTATTCTGAAAGGCAAAGGGTTCATTGACTATACTAATCAATGCCTTATCTATAACGAGAACACTGGATGTGCGGATTCATGGGTTCCGTCTATCAGCGATGTGTTTGCTGAAGATTGGGGGATTGTAGCATGAATTTGTTTCATGATATCCTAGAAAAACTATTCGGGGATTGGGCGGAGTTTAAATTTATAGTAGTCTTGTTTACAATTTTAATGATAATCATTTTAGGAACAGGTTAATAATATAGCTATGAAACCTTGGGAAGCAATATTAATACTAGTGTGCTTGGTAGCCAGTTTCACGGCTGGCTACCATGTCCGGGGGGATGTGGCCAGTGATTCGATATCCAAGACCGGCAAGTTTACCAAGGTGGATACGATACACGACAGCATCCCGTACCCAGTCTATGAGACATTGGTGCGGACGATACCGGAGCCTTTTCCTGTCTACATTACATTAGACGGTGACACGGTAAAGGAACCTGTATATGTTCCGGTACCGATAACTCAAAAGGAGTACAAGACGGATGATTACCGACTTTCAATTTCGGGTTACAAGCCTAATCTTGATTACATCGAGGTTTATAGAAGGACTGAGTATATAACCAAGACGATCTCCCCCCGTAGATGGGGAATCGGAGCGATAGCCGGTTATGGGATCGGAAAGCATGGCTTGTCACCCTATGTCGGGATAGGCGGGTTCTATAGGATTTGGTGAAAAAGGTTAAGCCCACCGAATCTCACGATCAAGCGAGCTTAATATTTATTTATGAATGCGTGCGGGGTAAAGCCCCTATTCCTTCTCTGATTCGACCCGGACGAAGGAAAACATAGCCAAGCCATGTGTGTTTTTCGGGGCTTCCTTGATATAACATGCGTGGCTTTATTAATGTTCAATTAAAATATGAATATGAACAAGGTCGAAGAGTTTTACAAGCGAGTGATTTGTATCGCAGGTGAGGTATGCGGGGTTGATCCCGTAGACATGATGTCATTTAACCGTGAGGAATGCGTTAACGCCCGTGGTATCCTCATTATAATACTCTTGGATAAGGGGTACTCGGAGAAAGTTGTGGCCGATCTTACAGGGCTTACCAGACGGGGCGTTAATAGGATCAAGAACGATTTTCCAGATAGGATAAGGCGTAATTGGATGATACATATGCTTGACCGGGAGGTCAGGAACAAACTAGGAATGAATAAGGAATAAGCTAGGAACAAGATATTTCCCATGGTATGGACTTCTCTGGATTTTTGTGGTGTCCGGGATAACCCGGATATGACCATAAAAAACTTCACATATGGAAGCAGAGAAAATCATTAAAGAGAAAGAGATCGTCCATGAGGATGAGCACAAGGATTACGCAAGCAAGGGCGTGGGTAACGCCGGCTTGACATTGGGTATCATTGGTACGGCTCTTGGAGCTTGGGCGGTGTCACGTAACCGTGGCGGTTTGTTCGGCGGTGGCTGGGGAGCCGGTATGCCGGAGAACGTTAACATCAACACGACCACAGGAGGCGGTGGTGGTTCCGGGGTAGGCGCTCCGACTGCGTTCATGGCTTGGGAAAAGGGCTGTGAGGAGGCGTTATCGCTTACAAACGCAATGTGGGGATTGAAAGTCTCAGGTATGCAAGCCGATTACGATCACCGCCAGACGGATATCGCCGAGAAATTCGCCTTGTGGAAGTCACAGGTAGACGCTGATTTCGGATTGTACAAGTCACAGGTAGACGCTGATTTTGGTCTATACAAGAACCAAAGAGACCAGTTCGATGTCTTGAAGGCTCAGATCGATGAATTGAGGTGTCAGGTGGCTGTAGGTTCGGCGATTCGTCCTTACCAAGACAAGTTGCTTCAATGCGAGATCGAGAAGGCGTTCACGGCTAGTGTCAATTACACCGATCGTAGAACCAGCCGTATGATCACGGGAGAATTGGTATTGCCAAATACCCCTACGGTAACAGGCTATCCTAGCTACAATCCGTGCTCATGCCCGGCATCCGCTCCGGCACCTACGGCTTAAGGTAAAGTTAGTGGCTTGTGCTCCCTAGGGGGCGCTTGCCGCTTTCCTTTTTTTAACCACTAACAGTATTATCATGCAGACAAATGTTTTTTTAGGGGGGAGTGACCCTGTATTAGGTAGCAACCCTTATAATCCGAATATAAGCGAGATAGAAGCAAACATTCAGCGTCTCCAGCAAGCGCAGCAACAGATGGAGATTCAGAAGCAACGTATGCTTAACCCTTCTGCGCAACAGGCCCAAAGCCGTAATCCGGTGTGGGACGAGATAGATAAGCTCGTTAGCGAGATGTCGGATAGCGAGTTCGAAATGGTCAATAACAATCCGGAGTATCAACAGTCCTACCAGAAGGTAATGGCTATCCTTAACCGTGAATACATGCGCATCATGCGTCCGTTGGTGGAGGAGAGCAAGGATGGCAAGGCCGCCTTGGAGGAATTGTTGGGAATGGCCAAGAAGATAAAGAAATCGGCCTCAGAGGAGGTTAACAAGAACATGGCGTTGTTCGCTGAGTACACGGCCAAATACGCCGATATGCCATACGCCGACTTCCTTAAATTGAAGAATAGCGGAAAAGGAGGTAAGAAATGACACGTGAGGAAGGTATGCTTATCGAATTGATCGATAAGGTCAAGAGACAAGGGTATGCTATCAGTACCTTGAGAGAGGAAGTGGAACAATTAAAGAAAGAGTCCTATGGAACTAAAGCAACAAGCTCTAGAGCTAAAAAGCAGGCTAATTAACTCGGTGGAGATATGGGCGGAGGAAAGGGTTGACTCTTTCGTCTCCGGGAACACGGCGTTCAAGCCTCTTGGAAAGTATCTTAAAAGGGGTGTCCATAACATCCTCGTGCAAAAGGATAAGGAGATCACTGAGAAAGTGGAAGGATTCATGTTGTTTGCGGCTGACGAGAATGGCAATTATGACAAGGAAGAGCTATTCGATGACGCTATGAACGTATTCAAGAGCATGAAGCCGTATAAGTTCGAGCAAGGATTCTTGAAGGGTACGATCGGGGAGGGATCTATATTGGTGGAACTTCCGGATAACGCTCTTATGAATTTTATCCTAGGCGAAACGAACGCTATCCGTATAACGGAAGCGGATTTTTTGGAGTTGAAATCAATATTTACCGAATAATAATATGATATATGAGATACAAGGAACAGATAAGGGAGTACCAAGCCAAGGGACTAGGCTCCGAGAAGAAGATGTGGGCCTCCATAGACGTGATGGAGGAGGCTATGGAAAAGTTAAGGGAGAAAGACCCGGAGGCGTATGACGAGGCTATGCGTGATTTACATGAGGTTTTTTGTGGGCCTCATTATAATGAGTGCTTTGCTAGGATGGACGTGGCGGCAATGCGTCATAAAGGCAAGGCGGGAGAACATAAAGGTGAGCACTGGAATATGGAGCAGGTGGCTACCGCTATAAAAGGTATGAGCATCCCGGGAAATACCAACATATGGGACGTGTACGTTGCTCTTAACGCAAACTGGCACGACAAGGAAGTAAAGTTTACGGAATGGTTCGGTCCAGATGCCGAGAAAAAGATCATCGAGGACGCTATAAATTTCTATTTCCTTGACGATGACGCTCCTGAAGGCAAGGTTTGGATTTATATGTGTGCCATGGATGACTAAGACACGATCACATAACAAGAAAAGAAACGATTCTGTAAGACGGGAGATAGACCGCCTTATAGAATCGTTGTCGTTCGAGCCTATAAACTTTCATGAGATTAAGGCTAGGATAAGGCACCTAATGAGCATAGAAGGGAAAAGAAAGTGATATTACACTTTATCCTCTATGCTGACATCAAGGCTTGTCGTGCCTTATTGAGCGCATCTTGATTAACCTGTCCGTTGATTGCGTTCATTTGATCAGCTGGGACACCTTGGATATTTCCACCTTGCTCAACTACTTGTTTGTTGGATTGAATGGACTGAAGTATCTGGTCTGATCCGGGGTAATATGATAGTGATAACATTTGCTCCGCAGAAATGGCTCCGGCCATCCATAATTCCTTCACCAAGTCGTTTAACATCATTCTAGCTACCGGAGATTCAGCGGATTCCTTGATGTTGACCTTGAAATCTATATCTTGGACTGTCTTCGGGTCATACTCATTATAAGTGGCATAACCTGCGGATCTCTCCATCGATATGTTCCTTGGGGATTGATAATATTGATGGATCGTTTTCATCTTCTTGCGAGCGATCTCGGCCTCGAACGTGGAGAACTTGGTTAGTAACGTAGCGATAGATGTAGTGGAGTTCTGTGTTTCCATGGCATATCTGCTTGCCGCTGTTGATCCCGACGGGGTTTTCCCTTGCAAGGCTTCCGACACGGACGTTATATCGTTTATGAAACTCAATTGTAATTGCAATAGCTCCGTGGTACCGATATTGGTAGAGTTCGATGTTATGACTTCCGGTTTGTTCCCGCTCTTGGACGGCTCGTAAAAAATAAATGATCCGATCTCAACGAATTGCTCGGCGAACTCACGATTGGACATCCCGTCCGGAACGGAGTCTTTAGGGATCATCTTTACTCCCTTTACCGCTGATTGGATAGCCAAGTCGTTAAGCATGATCAGCCGGTTGATGTATCGTTGCTGATCTATGATAACGGAAATAAAAGGAACTGTCCGTCCATTCACCAAATAGTGTAGCTTGTAAATATAGGGGTGAGACTTATATTCATAAGGCGTGTCATACTCGGTAAGTACACGTCCGTCCGGTGATAGCATTTGGAAATGCCAATATTGATCTATTATATAGGTGTATTCTATCAATGGGATCTCCTCCGGAGGTAATCCCTGTGACATTCCCATACGCATACGATCCTCGTTCTCTCTCTTGATGACAGGAAGATCGCTAAGCTCTATCCTGTATATAGGATCATCGGTGTCCATGATATCCACGCAACGGTATCTAGGCTTGTTCTCCAGTGTCCAAACATGGTAGGTCCGGCACAGGTCGGCGGCGGGAGGCGTGTCGAAAGACTCGTCCATGAAACGATCGGTCTGCTGGGTTCCCAGATTTTCCATACGATTGAGCCAAGGTGAGTAAATCTCCTCTAATTGCCTGTAATCATACTCGGACTCCGCTAATACCGAGGCCAGCTCGCCTAATGTATAGTCACGGATCTCCCCGATCAAGGAATCATCCCAGTGCCTTGGATCATTGGCTTTCGACTCATAGAAGAAATAGGAAGGGTTGACCACGTAGGTGTAGCTGTCCTCTATATCGTCATGGCTAGACCATTCTTCCGTTACCACGGCGCATCCACCGCAAATAAACTCTATCATTTCGGAGGTGAGGACATCTTTCATAAGGTTATTTTCCCAGTTGGTCTGTAAAGCGTCCGTCATCATCTGTGACTTGGTATCCGCGTCTTTCTGCCGGGCAAAACATACGGGAAGGGTAGCGGTCTTTGCGTATAACCCGGCCAAAGTATTTACGATCTTGAAAAGATGATTGTTCTGCAAAGCGACCCCTCCCGTACGCCTCGCTATCCTATCACGTTCCTTCATCCTTTTCCCGTCCTTGTCCACCACGATATCACCCCATTGGTCACCGAACACGTAACGGAAATTACGAAGACGGGTGGCCCTGAAATCGCTAAGGTTTTCCCAAGCGTTTTGGCACCTAGACAGTAAAGGTATGTTGGTCTTGTCCGTGCCTGATATCTTGATGCGGTGCTTGACGCTATCAACCGTCGTGGGGCGTCGGGAAAACCGTGATTTAGGAATAAGTCGTTTCATGATTGATCTTTTTAATCGCAAATAAATCGAATAAAAGCACTTGGTTTTGTCAGAATAACCAAAATAACAAAATAATCATACCTAAAGCCCTATTTTTGCCAGAAAAGGATCACAAATGACATATGATTTTGAATATATAAAGGCGATAGATAAATGCGAGATGCTATCCAGCTTCGAGGGACGTGATCTCGTCGGGGATAGCGGGGAAAGCCTATATCTAAAGATAAAGATAACGGAACAGGACAGGCCTCTTATAAGGACATATCTGGAACAGGCGGCGAGGGTTCTTGAAGAAGGTATGGCCAAAATCATAACCTCTTCCGCTTATTCGGAAAAAGGGTTCGTATGGGAGGTCAGGACGGAGGATACACGTTGGAATGTCAACAGGAAATTGGACGAGAACCTGTTGGACGCTCTGGTAGGTTATTCCATGATGAGTTGGCTTTCCGATCGGAAGCCTGATAGGATAGGGGTTTATAAATCTTTGTGGGAGGATATGTCCGTTATGTGCGTGAAGAATATATACAGGAAGAATCCCCCGCTATTAAAAAAAGCATGATATGGACATAAATCTAGGTTGGACATATTTAAAGCATGACATAGACCAGTGGACGTGGAGGCTGGGAGATATGAGAAAGGAGGATCCCGGTAAAAGATTCTCCTCGCAGTCCGATGATAACGAGGCCGATGATACTTTTATAAGACGCAAGATAGAGGAGGCGGTGGCGACCTTAAAGGTTTCCTTGTCCGGTATCTTGGAGGATATGCCCGGCGATTCGGATGACTCATTGGATACCGATGCCGTGAATTGGGTGTTGCGCATGAAGGATCGTCGTGGAGGATATGATAGTGAGTCATTGGCGACCTTGGTCCATAAATACGTGGTGTGGTTCGTCCTTTGGAACTGGTGCCTGATTTACTTTGAGGAACTAGCCGGAAAGCTAGAGGAGGAGTTAAAGGGAATAGCGTCCATGATAGAGGAAACCGCCTATTCAAGGAAAGCCCCGCGAAAGTGCAAGAGGAAGCCGTTTAAGGATATCGATGATGTCATTGTTGATGATGTCATTATAGAAACAGGAGAAATATGAGAGACAGGAAAATCATACAGCCACGTGTCGATATGCGTGGATTTGAGTTAACGATAACGCTATTGAGGTGCGAGATTGAGTATGACGTGGATTTCGAGACATGGAAGGTTGGGGATGTATCGGGCCTTCCCGGAAAGGAAAGAGCTGGGCTGGAGACCTCAGAGGAAACGGCGGATTGGATGTTTCGTCAAGTGAATGATGCGTTGTCGGAGGCTACCGGCCATTTACGGGCGTTTTCACCTTGGGTTCAGAGCCGCGCCGTAACGGACGAGGTGAAGGATGATAGGGAATGGATCATAAACTTGGTGATGGAAAGAGGATGGCGTGGGGATCCGAGGAGATTGGCCGTTTATATCCACCGTTTCGTGGTTGATAGCGTATTATTTTTTTGGTATAGGATGGTAGATCCATCTAGGGTACAGATGTACGCCTCTCAAAAGGAGGTGGATAGAAGAAATATCATAAACGAGGCAAGGGAGACACAGGTTAAGGATGTTTATTTCAGATTATAGATCATGGGAAAAGGTTTTGAGAATGGTCACATGAAGATGGGAGGAAGGGAGAAGGGAACCCGGAATAAGAACACGGAGATAAAGAATTTTTTCCGTGATTTCGTAATCGACAATCAGGAAGAGTTCAAGAAAGCTTTCCTCAAGCTAAAGGATAAGGATAAATGCGCTGTTTATTTAAAAGCTAGTGAGTTCGTGGTACCAAAGGTATCCTCTATAAAGTTCGAGGACGCTAAAAACACTAATTCCGCTATTGAGTTGTTGAAGGTAGCGGCCAGTTACAAGCAAAAAAAATGACATATACCCCCCGGCTAGGCCGAGGGGTACTTTAACGCATCCTCCAATCCCTTCTAGTCTCGAATCTTACTCTGGTTCCTGATAAAGTGTCTAAATCATACAGGTTTGAGAAATAAACGAGCCGATAGTATTTAAAAGCCCTTTGCCTAAGAGATTTAAGCCGAGACCAATTTTTCCTATCCGCGCTTACGAATACGGCTATCTTGATTTTTGAGGACTCATCCTTTCGTAAACCCAACGTCCTAAGATCGACTAGTACCTTCAAAGAGAAAGGATCTCCTAACGTCAAGGCACGTGTGATCGCTATGCCTTTTCTGGTATCTTCCGAGACATATTTTTCCAGTGAGTACAAGGCGTTACCTATTTGCACTACCGAGCTTGGATAATCTTGCGCCATGGCCTTGACCTCTTCCCCTACGAAAGTGGAGAATTCCCCGGTGTCCAAAGAATATACATAATGCTTTCTAGTCCCTTTGGGATAAATATGCAATAGGGAATTCGTATAATCATAGGCAATCTTACAAGCTCGCAATGTCTCTACGAAAGTTTCCGTGTCCGGGATGAACAGATCGCTAAAATCCGGGTTGACATTAAAGAATGTCTCATCAATATTTGCTCCTTCCAACGATGATGATAAAAGGCTGATATCGGAGCCTTGCAATAATTTAAGGCCACGCTCGGTACTGAATACTATCGAGGAATCCAGTTGCGTGATACTATCCGGATTATTGCAAACATCCTTGCTTATAGGTTGGATGGAGGAATACAATCCCGCATCCGATAATTGCAAGGCCCATATTCCATCGGAAGAGAAAGCGTATAAGGGAAACTGCCCGAATTGCCCTTGGGACAGCGCTTTCGTGGTGGATCGGATACCTACGATCTCACCGGTTCCCACCGTGTTTATTCCCGCCAACGGGAAATAAAACGGGTTATTGACCTCGGACGTATATATCTTGTTTGGCATATTGACCGACTTGTCCGTTGATATTGGTGTGCTATCGCTGCCCGGTTTAAATATGATCGGGGCGTATGAGTCGAAATAGTAAGCCCCGTTCAGCGTGTTATGCGGAGAGAGGGTAACGATCGCTTGGTATCCGTCCGAATTCCGTGTTATCACCATCTTGTATGCGTTAGCGTTGGGGTAATATAGGTAATGCAAATTGATACCAAGGTTATATGAGGAGGATGTTTGAACGACGATATCTTTTTCTCCTTCTCTTATGAAAACCTTTATGCTCAACGTGCTGCTACCGTCGTTGTACGTCACCATGGACTCCGGAGGATAACCATCAAATAGTATCCTTTTTATATTAGCTATATTTAACCGCTGGTTATAAGTATAGGAGTAATCAGGTATTAGCCAATCTAAATTCTGGTACCCGTCCGCGTCAACAAGTTGCTCTCGATTTTGCAACGATCCCAGCACATTATCCTCTAACGTGAGAGAACGTCTTTCACCCCCGTTATAACCGCACAAGTCCTCATACGCTATGCTTGCTACTTTGTAAAACAATGAATTATCCGGCACCTTATTATCCATGGCCTTTCCGGGTAAGACGAGTTGATCGGTATAACCTGATCCCGGCAGGGCTATGGACAAGGCTTCCTCGAATGTATGCCTGTTGTAATATCCTCCACCTATAGAGTACACCCCGAAACCGTTATCGTCTGATATTTTTTGTGCCCTATTAATCTCCCCATAATAATCAAAGGTGTATATTGGCGGCGTTATGAATATATCAAGGCTTTTAACTATGTCCTTCCACCATTCCCTTTGATTCCCCATTCCGCTGACTTTGTAATTAATGGAGCATACCACTGAGGATATAATGAAGTTTACAATGATCTTTGCGTCAAAATCCTCTGTGTCCACGTCAATAGTAAATGGAACGTGAGGAGTTACTCCGGACGATGGTATCATCAGTATCGGGGCTGATTGCATGTAAGACGTTCCGTCATATAGTCTATAAGCGTAACGAATAAAGAACGGATATATAAACATGCCTCGATCTACACTTCTCTCCCTAATAAATTTTGAGACATATCCCATCACGGAATTACTGATAGTTGATAGTTGATCTTCCGTAAAGGCTCCATCATAGGGCGGATCAACGGATACGGACAATTGTTCGGTCTTATCCAATGATCCTACCAATCCGAATGACAGGATAGGGAAGGGGGGCTTATCTCCTAATTCCTTATAAAACTCTCCATCCCAAAGTAAATATCTTATAGGATCTTCGCTTATTACAATCAAGGTGTTTCCTATGGACGTGATAGCTTTGGGAATTTTGTCATATTGGTTCGCTCCAATAAGATGGGTCGTTCCGTCCGTATCCGCATAACGTAAAACATTCGTCTGGAAAAAGATATAGTGAAGGAAATCCTTTGTCCGATGCACGTACATAAGTACCGATCCTTCCGGAAGGGTTATGCCTAATTCTTTCGGAGGCTGTATATTCACCAGTTCGCCATTCTTTGGTATCAGATTCACGCATTCTGATAATTCCCCCTCGTTTCCAATAGATGGAGAACGGTGTATCCCATAGGATAATGAAATATCTTGCTGTTCCATTTTTTGCGATAAAATTATATGATATAAGTAATAGGTTTTGACATATTGATCAAAACCTATTGCATTTAGGTGGCCTTGATGTGCCTGTTATGATATCTCTGAAATTAGGCAACTGCAAATAGAACGAGAATCTGCTTAACGGTCTCCATCGTTCAAGCAATGATTGGTTGCACTCATTCCATCCATCTTTTCCGAAGCGGATATCCAAGGCATTAGTTATCTTACGCACGATAGACTGGATGTATGGTACATTTGCCCTGTTCCCAATGGAAGGGGTATAAATACATATTTTGTATATTCCTCCATTATTACAATCCCAGTTTCCCCTGTAAAAAGTGATATGGGCTTTGTCTAGTATCGCCTCGTCTGACAAGCTTATAAATCCGTTGTAACATCCGACGTACCTAGCTTCGAATACTTTTAATCCAGTGGACGAGCGAAGAAGCTTTTTTAATTCTCGCTCGTCCCGGACAATTTGGCTTATTCCCATGAATATATCATTTAATCTATGTCGGCCTTTTATTTTTTTTGATTGACTCATTAAGTATCTTGATCGCCAATAGCGGATCTTTATCCGTTAAAGTGTTCCTTAATTTTCATCATTATGAAGTCGAAGTGATTTCTAAATTCTTTGGTATGAGTAAACACGGGAAAATCTATATCAGACAAGTTCATATTTACAATATCGCTCATACACTTTACATGCTCGGAATGAGCCTTATTATAACCTATCCTATAAGCATCCATAACCAACCTTCTGACATCCATCCGGTCTATTGATTCTGGCTGTGGATCACACACCTTTTTTGAATGTTCAATCGCTAGCATTGTAACTTTTTTCTTTTTCATGTTCATATCTTCTTAATTATGATCCTTCCCATGAAGGCTCGGTTAATACTATTCATTTTTGCTACGTTTCTCGATCATATAAATATTTTTACCATCATTTACCGTGACCAGAAATAACTTATCGCAATTTAGACATTTGCAATTATATAACCCACAGAGAAAAGATCCCTTTATGTATCTAGTCGAATGACAGAATGGGCATTTTATTGAATTATCCATGATTTTCAGGTATTATCATCCAGTGTGTAATGTCTTCATCATCAACATGACCATTTGACAAAGCCCACATACTTTTATTATATCCTTTATTCTCTCTTAACCAGCCTAAGACAAGATGTCTTATAGAATTTATATCAAATAACAGAACCTCTTCTCCGGGTGGCGGTAGCCGATCCTTCACGCTTACCCACGGGGATTGTTTTGCCTGCCATTCGGCACCTGCTTTGAAGTCCTCACGACAATTATCTTTGCGAAGCACATAGTCATCCGCATCCACCTCTTTGAGGACATTCTTGCGAAAAAACGTTTTACCTATGGCGTAATCCTTTGCCGCTTCTTCTACTGTCAGTCTCATATCAATCTTGCTCATATTTATTTATCTGTTTGAATTTTATATTCCTCCTTGGAAATCTGTCTGTAATAGTCAATGACCGCATTTTCCACTCTTTTATCCTTGGCTATATTCTCTTCCATTTCCCAGACTTTAAACTTATCGCATGCGATGAATATCCGTCCTCTCTCTCCCCCGGGAAGCCAATACGAAGCGAAGTAGTATTTTTTCTTTGGGTTGAGAATACCATAGATGAGATATATACCGTAAACCAAAAAGGCAATCGTAATCCAGTACCTTGGGATGATAAGCCCTATAGCCCATGTGATGAACACGAAAGAAAGAACTATCAGTATGGAGGTTATCAAGCATTCGATCTTATTCTTCATTCTTTATCCTCCTTCTTGTTGATCGCCTCATGAAGCGAATTATACACCCGGGCGAATATTTTTCTTTGCTCTTTGTCTTTTAATGAGTCCGCAAACTTGTGCATGACCATCTTCTTCTTGTTATCCCAGATTATCCGTGCCTTATCCACGCCGTCAACAAACAATATATGCGGATATTTACCCCATTGTATCAATATGCCATTATCGATAAGATCTGTGATCTCCTTTGGCATTAGCTCCTTATTACGGGCCATGCCTATGAGCTTACCTTCCTCTCGCTCTATGGCCGACTTGGTTTTGTCTATCTCCTTTTGGAGATTGGATATAGCGTTGTTCTGCCTGTCCCATCTTCGCATGGTGGCCGGGCCGTTCCTCTTATCGTTAAGAGGTTGCCCGTTAGCGGAGGCTACATCCCTGAAGTGGTCGTTGATCTTTTTGTTGAATTTATCCTCTTTCTTTTTAAGAGAGGATTTTAGTATCTCTAGTCTACTCATATTTATTCTCCTTCACTTCTAAAAATATTACATCTTGATTATCTTCTCTTTGGAGATCCAAACAAGCCATATTTGCGCATTCTCCTTTAGGTCTGCTAAAGAAATAGCAGTCAGTGCAAAGACCCTCGCAAACCTTTAGATTAACCTTCCCTTGACGGAACGTCTCGCCTATAGCGTATTCTTTAGCCATATTTACCCCTCCTGTATTATGACATCCCCATCCTTATCCGTGAACACTTCCACTAAATCGTAGTAATATTGATCGTCGGACGTGCGTATCATTACCTCCGCTTCCGGGTCTTGCTCTTGGAGAAGAGCTATTAGTTCTTTATTTCTCATGACTTATTTATCGAATTTGATTTGGTACAGGTGGAAACAATTCTCATGTAGGTTGACAAATTCATTACGTGGAGGGAATATCTGCGCTACCTGCATGCTGTCCGGCATGAACTTGTATCGTATCTCTTTCAGTTCGTAATATCCGAGCGTGTGATTGGCGGATACGGACAGATGCCATTCACCCATTTCCTTATTTATGAGGATGTCCTTTCCTTTGTAGGTGAACATACCCGTCTCGTAAACTCCGTGCTCATCCTCGATATGCTCATATATGAAATCGATCGGAAGCATCGTAAATGCCATTGGTAATGGCCGTTTATATTTCTTCAATTCCTCATTTGTCATTTTCTCTGTTTTTTTATTTATCTCATCATAGATGAATGCAGCTTTCAACTATGATGAAAGGTTGATGTTTCTATCGCCTTGAATATCTCAAATGCTACTTGTGGGACGATGGCGTTTCCGTAGGCATGAAATACCTCCTCTTTCAATCGAGATTTGCCATACAACTCAGATGATTTTCTGGAAAACCCATAATCCAAGCTACAAACCGGTGGTTGACCAGCCCACGTAACCCCAACCGATATAGGTGTTCCGGAAAGCATCCTGCGCTCCTTGATAATCTCTTGGCATACATTGGAGAAGAAAGGTTCTCCCTCATGTAATCGGATGCCGTCGGTGTGAGCAACCATGTAACACCTCGCTCTTCTATGGGGCGCACCCGCATCTGAAGCGTACATAATCTTCCATTCCGCATCATACCCCAGTCGGGCCAGCTCATCGAGGATCTTTGCAAAATCTCTTCCGTCGTTAACTCTTGTGATGTTAGCAACATTCTCTGCGACAACCCATCGTGGCCGGATCTCGTCGATCGCACGCGCCATATGCCGCCAAAGTCCCGTTCGCTCACCCCCAAGCCCGAGCTGTCCTTCCCCGAATTGTTTTGCCTTACTTGCGTCTTGGCATGGGAATCCTCCTGTAAGGATGTCCACTCGTCCTCTCCAAATAGAGAAATCTGTCGTCGTGATGTCATTATAGCTTACTCCCTTGAATCTTTTAGTTAGAAACTCCCTACAAAAGTCATTTATCTCGCAATGGAATAGGTTTTCCCATCCCATCCATTCGGCGGCAAGGTCAAAACCGCCAACCTAAATGCCAGAGAACAGAGATCCGTGAGTTAACCGGCCTCCTTCTCTGGCAAATATTCCTTTCTTATTTTTTTCGTTTAACATTATTCTTTACTCCTTCTTTTGATTTGTCAAATTTTCTATGGCAGCTACAGCACATTCTCCTATATCCATGTTCTACATCAGCGTAATCTCCGGTAACATTGGCCCATTCATATCTTTTAGAAGGGTCTACTGTTCCACACACCTCGCAATGTATTGGCCTGCCATACAACGATTCTACTCTTTTATGGAATGTTGCGTATGTTGCATTATCTCCAACCCATGAATTATTGTTCTTTCCTAACTGATTCCTTTTCGCAGCTTTTCTACATTTATATCCATTCCTTCGAAATGAATTGTAGATAACTTTTTGAGTAGTGCCAAGCTCATTAGCTATTTCTGTTTGCGTCATTCCTCTTTCATACATCTCTACTATCTTTTGAAAATCAATGCGATAAGTTTGAGATTTAGCCTTGCAACCAATTGAGCAATATTTAGAATTGCTAATGTAAGCCTTGTATGGTTTGCCGCATACCTTACACCTTAATATCTCCATTGGTAAATATGTTTATTATTCAATGATCCATGTGTCATGTCTCTCTCGTTTTAGCAAAAACTACGCTTTCATGATCCGGCCTCAGATGGGCCATGCAAGCCTTGCTGTACTCGCAGAATCTCGCTCCCTCGTCCCGGAAGACGCATCCCCTGCACGGGATCTTGTTCTGACCGTTATAATACGGCCTGTACTTTTCCACGATAATTTTCATGTCTCCTACCAACACGATCAAACCGGTAGGGGTGTTCTTCAGTCTGTTGATTATTTCCATGATTTGTTTTTAAAATGGTTCTTCTTGTGATACTTCTTGGCTTATAGTGAACCCGCTATCATCATATTCCATAAAGTGAGTGGTCTTTGCTTCAAATTTCACGATAAACTTGGCTAATCCGATATTTCTTCCTTTCGCTATATCTATCATGGCTGTTCCGCCCACGGGATAATTCTGGAAAGGCTCAGGATAATATTTCCCATAAAGCTCAGGCCTATAGATCAGCATGACAACATCGGCGGCCTCCGCTATTTGTCCGCTGGCCCTTAATCTTGCCAATGAGGGGGCCGGATTCATTTGGTCCCTGTTTAGCTGGGACAAGGCGATGATCCATATGTCTAGTTCCTTGGCCAGATTCTTCAACCTACGAGCGGCCTCACCCATTTGTTGCTCGGTATTGCTACCTCTCATATTCACGGACAATATTTGCAGGTAATCCACTATCGCCCCAGATATGCCGTATTTGAGTTTCATCGTACGGATGGATGAAAGTATCGTGTCGATATTGGAAGTGCTCCTGTCGTCAAAATAAACAGGCTTATCGTAGATCTTTCCTATTCCCATGTCGATACGGTTGAATTGCTCGGGCAAGAGTCTTGAATACATGATCTCGTTGGCGGGTATCCCTGACTCCATGGATATCATCCTAGCCGCTATCTGCTCTTTTTTCATTTCCATAGAGTAGAACGCTATCCCATCACCATTCTTGGCGGCGGATAACGATAAGGCTACCGCTAGGGATGTTTTTCCAGAAGACGTATCTGCCGCTATGATTATGAGATCTGATCTCTGTAATCCCCCGCTACGCTTGTCTATTTCATGGAATCCGGTAGGCGTTCCTGTTAGCTGCTTGTCATCGGATGCGTTAAGCGCCATTTGCCTTGATACCTCCTTGATCGCTTCCCTAAGGGTAAATACGCTGTCTTTCGATGTCTGGAAAAGCCCCTTGAGCTTGTCCTCTGTATCCGATAACGTGTCAACGATATCGTCCGACTCGGAGTAAGCCCTTGATATCAACTCCTCTCCGATATCGATAAATCTCCTTCTCTTCTCCTTGTCATGCAGTAGGGCGGCATGCTGGTAGATGTCGAATGTCATGCATGTGGATACTTGGCTTAACCTTAGCATGTCCGTGGAAGGGTCTATTTTCATCATCTCGTTGGCTACGGCTATCATGTCCGGTCTATCTCCTCTGCCGTCTATGTTGGATATAGCCTCGAACATGGCCCTATGGAAAGGATCATAGAAACAAGAAGGGGATAATATATCCCTTACCTCATTCAATGCGTTTCTTTCCGTCATTATCGTCCCCAGCACGACTTTCTCGGCCTCCGTATCGTGGGGGACTACCCTGTTAATTTCCATAATCTTTTTTCTTTACCTCCATTATCGTCTCAAAAATGCTATTCTTGAACTTTATGAGGCGATCGTCATTGTTAATTTTCTTGACTATTTCCGTTAATTGCTTCCTGTTCATACGGTTTAGGATCTCTATCTCCTCGTCTGAAGGGAATATGGGCATCTCTAGTATCAGAGGAGCCTCCTTTTCCAGATATGAGTATAGATTAGTTTGCCTTATTGATGTTAGAGATTTGAGATCCACTTTACCTCTAGCTTTTTTTACTTGGTTAGAAGGAAGATCCAAGGCGTTTATGAACGTCCTTTTCCAGTCTATATTAGAGCTTTTCGAGCTTTTTTTCTTCTTCCATCCTAATTCGGTGCTCCAGTAGTCTAAATACGCTTTCTTTAGCGACAATCGGATGTCTATGCCCGGATGCAGACTTTGGCGTTGAGCTATGAACTCGTCATCGTTAGATAAGGATTCATAGGCTTCTCTCAACCGATCGCAGTACACATCGAAGCATTCTCTCCAATTATCCGTATTTTCATCTTCCTCTTCCTCTTCTCCTTCTTTTTCCCCCATACCCCCTATATTATCCTTAACTCTATTACTATCTATATTACCTATACCTATACCATAGGGGCTATCAAGCCCCTTTGAAGGGGCTACCAAGGGGCTACCAAGGGGCTTTTTAAAGAAATCTTCAATTGATTGAAAACCAAATGATTGCTTCATTTCTTCTAATCTTCTTATTATACCTCTATGCGCAGCGTTCTTAGAATTCAAGGGAAGGTTCTTTTGGTGCTTGATGAAATTACGTATATAAATATACTTACCGTCCACCGAATAAAGTAATCGTCCTTCAAGCTCCCTTAGGCCTCTTTCAACTTCTTGCTTACCTAGTACTAGATCAAAGCTGATCTTCTTCTCGTTTATTTCCATGAAGCCAGCTAGGTCGCAAAGGTCGCACAAGTACAAGAATAGAAGCTTACTAGTCGCTTTCAGGTCGCAGAACCAGTTATCCGTCCATTTGTTCGTATCTGTATATCTATATGCCATGTTCTAGTGTTTAATATATTATTCCTCTATTATACAATTCCTCCTTATATTGCTCCAACGCCTGAAGGCATCGTTCCTTGTCCATGTATCCCATTGGCATTATCCCGGCCAACCTTGCGTTGCATCGGTCTATGCCATATTTGAGATCCCTGTTTGACATTTTCTTTATATCCATGTTATCTCTTTTTAAAAGTGTTACAAAATCTCGTGGAGTTAGCTACCCGTCCAGCGTCATGTATGATGCACCAAACGCATAGCCCCTTGTGAGGATGTCCGTTGGCGCAATCGCCACATTTCACCTTTTCTTGCTCGTCTTTCTTCTTAGCCATTTCAATCCTTTATGCCTTTCTGATCCCTCAAATCCTTTATTCGTTTCTTGTAATCTTCGATCATCAATTGGTAATCGAATGCCGAGAGTTTAGAGATAGAGTGCTTTTTCACCTCAAGCTCGTTAATTACTTTTATGCCATACTTATTTATCAAGCCCTTGGCATAACCGATGTTGTTGCCCTCGTCGAAACGGTTGCAAGACCTGCATTGAGCGTTGCAGTTTCTCTCGCTGTATCTGGTACCCATATGTGACCGGTTGACGAAATGTCCGCAATCTGCCTCTTTCCAATGCACGATCTTCCCACAGCTTATGCAACGGCAATAACCGTTGTTGTCAGCATCCCTTATTCTTATAAATACGGAGAATATACGGTCTAGTCTGTTCTTTAAAGAGGTTATGTTCTTTACTTTTCCCATGGATGTTTTCTTTTTTCGTTTATTAATAAGAATCCTGCCAAGATCACTGCTATAAGTCCGAGTATTGCGGTGATGAGGTATATAGCCATTACCAAATGATCTAAATTCTGTATTGTTTCCATAATTAGATTTGTTATTTGTGGTGGTAGCGGGACTCGAACCCGCACGAGCTACATTTTAGATAGTCTAGCTATCCTATTCCATTAATGGAATAATATCCGTTCATTACAACCCAGTACCTTACGGCATACGACACTACTTAGCTGGTATTGATCTAGTTCTTATAACGGTTTGCTATCAAACTTGCGTCTACCAATTTCGCCATACCACCGTGTTTGCCCCGCATATCCTCACGGACGGCGGGGATAAAAACTAAATCTAATACCATGAAAAACACACTCTAATATTAATTATCTGTTTTGCCCTTTGGTACGCTATCAGCGTCAAACGGGAAGATGTCCATAATAAGGGTCTCGCTTACCATTGCCAAGGTATAATCCGCCAAGGTCCCTTTCATATTCTCCTCGAAGCATGAGATCGCTTCCTTTAGGCCGCTCGCCTGTACTATGAATCTGGCCGCTGTTTTCTTCTCTATGCCGCTCTTCTCATCAAGCGTGATAAAATAGATCTTAATCTCATAAAATCTATCACCGTTATCGTTAAAGAATAGTTCCGCTATCTTTTTACGTGTTATGTCGGCGATAGTGAACTCTCCGGTAATGTACGGCCTTAATTCCTCTATCGTGCGTGCTTCAGCCTCCGTATAGGAGAGGGCATCCACTAAATAGGGTTCGACCACTCGTTTTTGCATGCCGTTCTCCAGCATCTTCTCATATGCGACCTTGCTAATAAACCAGTTTCTCATATATACTTTAATAATTAATGTTATACTTCTTTCTTTCGTATTGTGGGACATACCCTTTGCAAGGAGTATTCCCGTCAAGTAAGGCCGATTCCGGCCTCACAGTTTCCCCTTCTTTTTTAGACGGGTCTGTCCAATGCCTCTGCCGTTGATGGCAAAGGCAATGTCTTTTAGAACATGCCTCATTGAGGCAGTATTTAAGATCTCTCATTTTTCTTATAGGTTTCCAGCTTCTTGACCTCCTTTTTAAGGAGTCTGGCAGCATCCATGTATTTGACGCTGCCATAAGGAGCGGTAATAATAATGTTGGTATGCCTCACGATCTTATCTATAAGATAATTTGGAGGCCTGTCACTTTTTCTCATGACTAAAAATTCGAAAGGTTTCTCATGAAATCGTATTCGGATATACCCCGAAGGAATACCGAGAAAAGCACGTCCTTCACACGCTCGTAGAGATCCATGAACTCAGCCTCGTCCATCTTGTCGAAGGCTATTGACTTCGGGATCTCTATCCATTCCTTACGTGATATGCTATAGGCCGTATCGCAATGCCCGGCGGCGATCTCGACGGTCTTTCGGAAACACTCCACGCTCTCCTTGAAATGCGCCGTGGTCTTCTCGTTCTGGTAAGACCATGCGCAATTTATCAAGGCGAAATACTTTTTCAGAAAGTCGTAGTTCCGTGCCAGCGTTATCTTGGCCTTGTAGATCTTGCCTAGCTTGAGTTTTTTCTTCTCGTCATAGTCGGAATCATAGCATGGCCTCAATCCGCTGGCTGTGTTGAGCAAGTATAGTTCCATGGTCAGAACGGCAATCCATCGTCTTCACTGACCGATGGGGCGTTGTTGATATCCTCCGGTGAGGGGATGTTGCTCTTGAACGTGGATTCCATCAAGTCACCTATGCCATAATAAACGCCTTCCTTTCGCTCCTCTTTCCTTGGGGCGCAAGACACATAATGCGTATAGGTGCGGTTGTCGAACGTGACAGGCTCTTTTTTCTCCCCGATCGAGATATTGAGGAAGATCTTCTCTCCCTTGGCCGTCATTACTTTTTTCATCAACTCCTTCGGTATGTCGCTCAAGCAGATTGAGCCGTATAAATTCGCCATAATGTTTATGATTTTAAATTTTAGATTTATAAGCGGGGCGGTCGGTTATTCGCTACGGCGGGGATAACCACCGTCCCGTGGCCACGGCATGCGTGGATTATTTTTTGTTGAATGTTATAGAATATGACATCTTAGCCATCCGTATCGCCGGATGGATCGTGTATATCTCTCCGGTCTCGTCATCAATGACCGTGGTATTATCCGGCACCGTCTTCAGGAACGCCTCCCGTTCTTTTATCTTGGCATCGAGAAGCATCCTTTCCTCGATCAGCCTAGCGTAGACCGGATCATTGCAATTGGAGTGGTCGTAGGATACGCCTGTCTCCTTTATCTTGACCGTGGCCCCGTTCCAAGAGCGCTCCTTCCCGTATTTCTCGATCTCGGAAAGGACGGCGTCCTTCATCCGGTCATCGTCCAGCGTCCTCTTGATAGTCTCTTGCATCGCCTTTAACTTGACGACGTGTGATACGGGATCTACCTCTCCTTCCAGTACCGGGTTCAAAAGGTCTACTGATAAAGCCTCGATCTCGCTTTTCGTTAGCGGAGTCTTGCCGCTTAGCTCTAGTTCTTTGCTCATGATAGGTTATTGTTTATTTTATAGTTGTTGTATATCTCGATAATGGATTCCATTTCCACCTTTCCGACGATGTAGGACTTGTTTATAAGGCTCTCCACGGAGAAAGACTGGTTGGATTCCTTGGCCTTCTTCTCGTTCTTGTATATCCACTTAGATATGGATTCCATGGCACTCTCATTATTTATATGATCTCTCGTAAGCTCTTTCTTCTCGTTGGAGTTAGCCTTTTTAGGCTGCTCTTTAGGCTGCTCCTTTTGGGCGGTATTACCGCTCGCTATGTTAGCGTCCTCGTCATCGTCAGCCACGATGCCTAGGATGGCGCAAAAGGCGTATCTCTTGGCGTACGTGATGGCCGATCCTATGGATTGAGCGTCCGCCGTATTGGATGGCATCCTTACCTTGGACGATATCCATTGACCGGAGGAATGAAGCAGTATGGTCCGGATAGAGTAATCATCCTCTATTAGCTGACATACTGAAAGTTCATTGTCGGCTAATGGCTGTTTCGCCGCCCTTTTGCATTCGGATAGGTCCGCATACTTAAACTTGTATTCTCCTCCCGTTTTAGTCCTTACCTTGACCTCGGAATTGAGGCTTGGTTGCTCTAGCGATCCTTGGAACTTGGCCAACGCTATCGCTAATTTGTCAATCTCTTCTGATTTGTCCATGTTATCGTATATTTAAATTCGTCAGCCTCCGGGAGTCGAACCCGGACTAAGACCATCGGCCGCCCTGCCCTCACTACCGTGTCCCTTTCCACCGGGCCAATGATATCGTCATGGCCTACCACTTGTCTAGGATATCGGTTGCCGGTCTGGGTCGGGGTTGCACCTCGTAAGGGCGGGATGTTACCAATTATATGAATCACATAGGAACCTAAGCTCCTCCATGCTCTCCTCATATTCCTCGTTGTCCTCCTCCCCGTCGTACTCCGGTTCGCCGTCGGGGTCTTTGATGTAGATGTCTCTCATGCGATCCTCCGATAAGCAATGCCTTGGGACTATTGTATTTCTTTAAATACCCCTCCAGCTAATTTGTAATATGTATCCGCCTTTATCTTCTCCCCATCAACAAATTCCGTTTTTACGCAAACGGGGATATATCTTTGCTTTTTATCAGAATAAGACCATTCGGATAATGTTATCCATGATCCTTTTGAGGCTTTTGCTACAGAGTTAATACCTGCGCACATGATGACACAGCCTTCGCCTGTGCTGTCTATCTTGGCATCGTCGCCGGATGATCCTATCTGGGCACCGTAGCCGGATGATCCTATCTGGGCACCGTAGCCGGATGATCCTATCTGGGCATAGTTGCCGGATGATCCTATCTTGGCATAGTTGCCGGATGATCCTATCTGGGCATAGTTGCCGGATGATCCTATCTGGGCATAGTTGCCGGATGATCCTATCTTGGCATCGTCGCCGGATGATCCTATCTGGGCACCGTAGCCGGATGATCCTATCTGGGCATAGTTGCCGGATGATCCTATCTTGGCATCGTCGCCGGATGATCCTATCTTGGCACCGTAGCCGGATGATCCTATCTTGGCATCGTCGCCGGATGATCCTATCTGGGCACCGTTGCCGGATGATCCTATCTGGGCATAGTTGCCGGATGATCCTATCTTGGCACCGTAGCCGGATGATCCTATCTGGGCATAGTTGCCGGATGATCCTATCTGGGCATAGTTGCCGGACGAACCAATCTTGGCATCGTCGCCGGACGAATTATCCTTTATGCTCGTTTTTATTTTTTCAGGTGATGTGATCTCTTTTAGCCACTCAACTCCAAGATTGATCATGTCAGCCAATTTTAACTCTGCTTTTATTTTTATTTTCGAGGAGCAAATCTTTGTCCCTCTATCCTCCTTGGATATATTTCCGTCTTGCTCTACTTCGCAAAACCTAGATCCTATCATGGAATAATGATCAAAAACTTCAAATGGGCTTTCGCAAGCGTGAAACCCTCTGCTACACACCTTGATCTCTTCATCCATCTCATATTCCTTGCCTATTTCATATTGAAAATCCCGGCATTTTAAATTTTTGTCAAATCCCTTGTACGATTTTATAGCAGCCATTTTATTTATCGTTTATTAGTTTAATGATATCTTTTCTTATCTCTATCAATTCTTCCTTGCTAAGTACCCTTAGCTCGTCTAGGATATCGTCCTTCTTGGATCGGTTCGGTCTTGAAGGGGCTTGTACCACGTACAACACCCCGAAATCATTTTTCTGACTCATAAGTCATTATAACTATTTGGTGTACCACAATAAAGATTGATATGATCGCTAAGATCAAGAGGTGAATATTGAAAGGTTTTTCGTACCACTCGAATATTGACACTATTGATATCAGCCCTAGTACGGTAGCTGCGATCATCCTTAGCGAGAAGATGATAATGCTCTTTATGGCCCGGAATATCTTCCAGAACCATGCTTGGTTTCTCTTTATCATATGTTGTTGATTTAAATTTCTTGATGTGAAAAGGCCTCATATCCTCACGGACGGAGACCTGCGTTGCAAAATTGTGACTGATTTTCTGATTGAATAAGCACCCCTAGGGGTGAAACGTGCTCCCTGCCGGGCTTGAACCGGCGACCTCTCGCTTATGAGGCGAATGCTCTCGACCAACTGAGCTAAGGGAGCGTTTGCCGGGGAATCCACCCCGGCGAGTTCTTAATTATTTAAAAATTCTTTTTGCCTGCCTCACGGCGGTATATTAAGGTCTTGGTTGTGAAGTGTATAATAATTAGCAATGTGATTTAAGCGTGGTAGCCGGGGGAACTCGCACTCCCTGTAACCCTAGATAATAATATAACTAGATAACCAATCTAACATTGGACGCACGCCTTGATCGTGCGGCTAAACGAATAATATTAAAACTGATCATGGTTTGCTACCTGCCCTAGCCATTTCCTAGGGTGGGATTCTTCTCTCTTTCATTGTTATAAAACTTGGTTATTAATAGGTCTATCGGTTTTATTCATTTTTCTTCCTCTATTGTATCATCCAAGAACTTATCGATAGCCATGATAACCTTATCCGGCAACTCCTTGGCGGTATCATTAGACTTGAGATATTCTATAGTCCCGCCTATTCCGATAATCATCAACATGTCCCTTTTAGATGGAATGAATACTAGTAAAAAAACAGGTATTGATATATAGGCAGCGAATTTTAAGATGATTTTTTTTAACTTAGACTTGTCTTTTTCATCATCTTCCATAATCCAGAAGAGAATATACAAGAATGTAAATACTCCCAAGATAAATACTGCGATTATCGCCAACGTTTGTATGGCATCTAATCTTGTGATCCAATAAATCTCATTCATGGTATCATGGATTGATGTCTTCAACCTCGCTCTCGAGATCGTTCTTGATCTCATTGATAGCTTGGATGGTATTGTCCGCATTGATAATCGTCTCCTTATACTCGATCAATTGATTGATCTTGCTCTTGTAATCTACCCCGTCGTCACCTAGGTTGTTTATCTCCTCGTGATACCGGATGTCGGCTAATACCTTTTGCTCCTCTACGTTGTTTAACGCCGAGTCAAGCGCTCTCATGATCTCTTGACTCCTTAACTCTGACAGTCTCTCTGTTTGTTTTTTACCCCTAAGGATAGAAAGGATCTTTTTCATACTCTCAATAATTTTGTTGTTTTTATTAAATGGATTTTATCGCTAGTGATCGTTGTACATAATGAGGCAAGGGCCATTGAAAATCTATCGCATCTTTCTTTAAAGAAAAAACCGTCTAAGCTGCTTACATTGGGATTTCGAGAGATCTCGAATCCATTGCCGGTAAATCCTGTGCCAAGGATATTCCCTTGTAATTCATTTTCCATATTATTTATATATTTAATGTTCGCTCCCCCACAACCTCCAACGGTTTCGAACCCGAATCATAGACGGGGGGGGGAGTATTAATCACTAACGTAAATCCGTAGTTCTCGGATTGACCGTCTTTCCGATCTGTCGTCATATGATTGTCTGTCCAATCTGTCATACGTGTGGCCGTATTAACCTCCTACAATATATTAGATACGCCTCGTAGGAAAAGTCGTATTATTTAGTACGATACGGTCTTCTTTACCAACCACCGCAAGGATACCCGAATGGGATCGTACTTATTATATATACATTATTAATTATATGTATAAATCCAATACCGGAACCGATTAAACTACATCGGGAGCAAGGACTATCGTCCATTCCTGTATTTTCACCTTACGCTTATCCCGTTTATATCTCGTATACCTTTTGATAGCCATAAGGATTTTTTCTCAATAAGTCAAAGAACTCTTTTTTTTAGTAGCCCCACCGGTAATCGAAACCGGATATCTCCTTTAGGGGAGGAGCGCTCTATCCGTTGAGCTATGGGGCCGAGAATTTATCTTTTTCTCTTTTTATCCTGTTTGCTAGACATCCATCGGATGTAAATCTCATCAGTCCGACTTAGTTCTTTCAGCCTTACTGTTGGATATTCAATCTTACCGGGACGGCATATTGGGCTTATTGCTCCCATTTTTCTCCATCTTAATACATTGGCTTTACCATAAAGAGCTTCTGCTTTCCTTTGGGAAATGTAAGCTGGATCATCTTTATCCTCTTTGGCGAAGGTGTTTATCTTCGCCGCTAAGTCACGAATGAAGTCGCTATAGGACACGGATCTATCAGGAAATGTTATCTCGGCTATCATGATGGATTACTTTTAATTTCTACACCTCTATACCTTTCCCTCGCAATCTTCCTTATCAAGAAGGAGTTGTCGGAGTTCGTGATGCCTTTTAGGGCGTGCCTTATACATGGTTCGGACAGCCCCGTGTCCTTGGCTAGCTTTCTTATTGTCCCATACGGGACTACAATTTCATTGAATCTCATGCTTATTATATCTTAAATGTTTATATTTGCATACTAACCCGAAATGTTTCGGGTTGAAAACGTGTTTTGTTCTTAACACGATGTAAAAGTAAGTCTAATTGGATTAACAACAAAATAAAATAACACAATTCTAGTCTGTATAGACTATGTTATAAAACATAAAAATATGGAAGATTCAGTAAAACAAAGACTTAGGGGTTTCTTGAAAGAGCAAAACATGTCTATTAATCAAATAAGTTTGAATGCAAATTATCCTCAATCAACCTTGAATAAGCAAATTAACAAAGAGACTTCGATGTCGTTGTCTACTCTGTTAGTCTTATTAGACTTGTTTTCAGAATTATCGGCAGAATGGCTTTTACGAGGCGAAGGTAGTATGTTAAAGACTGTAACTTCAAATGATACGTCAGCCTCTTCGGATGATAAAGTAAAAGATGTCGCTTATTGGAAACACGTGGCTCTTTCCATGAGTGAGGAGGTGACAGAGAAGAAAGATCGTATTAAAGAATTGGAAAGAGAACTTCAGCGATTAGGTGATGAGTTGGATCAACGTTTATTAAAGGAGGAGAGAAGGGGAGCATCTGGCAAGGCTTCCAAGACTGCCTAGGTAAAAGACATAGATCGTGTTGTATAACATGTAAAAGATCGCATCATATAGGATCGTTTTCGTGTTATAATAAGACAATTCATCATGTTAGTCTAATGAAACAAAAAACAAGTTCTTTGTCGGATCTAATCCACCCGATAGAGATATCTGCTGATGAGCAGGAAGAAGTTAAGGTTTATCCTTATGGAAAGTTGGTTCCATATCGAAGGGTAGGGAATAAGGTGTATGTGCGTTATATAAGAATATAGCACATAGTTTTTTTGAAAGAGGCCGTTAATGCGGTCTTTTTTTATGCTTATATATTATATGTACGCGCACGAGGAAACATATGGATTTTTTAGTATATTGCGAAGCGTTTGAAAATGACGGTATGTGCTGTGGTTGATTTTAACTGTTCCAATGACTTACTTTTAAGCTTTTCGGCAGTTATTGAAGTGTCAAAAATTAAACCTAAATGTTTGTATATTGTTTTACCTTTTTTGCTAAACATCTGATAATCATATATAGAATTACTGCGGCGCAAGCTGCTATAGAAAGATAGGCTGTTAAAAACTGCAAGTCTTAAATAT